GGAATAATACCCAAAAAGGACAGTTGTATCTTTTACAATACAACCGTCCTTTTTCTATGACTTAACTGCTATTTCTTTTCAAAATCCGCCACAAACATCGCATCACCGAAGTTTATGATAGTCGTGATTTTACCATGCAATGCTCCGATGATACCCATTTGCATAATTAAAGAGCACGGAAGATTCGTCTCAACCGTGCTCCGTAGTAACGAAAGCCTTAGCCAGTCGGCTATTTCTTCATTAGAAACTAATATACACCAAAACCCTCATCTTTTCAAGAGTTATGTATCTTATTTCCCATGTAATGCCGTAATAACATCTACCACTTTTTCGTCACCCTGCAACTTCTCGATATCCGCACTGAGTCCGTTCATAACATCCTCTGCCAAATATAAGAGGTTCAATGCCGCATCCATCTCTTCGAGAGTTTCACTCAAAACCTCTACCTTTGCCATGGAATCTTCAATGGCACCCAACAGTGCCTTCATCTGTGTAGCCTTCATCGCTGCGTTCGCTAAATTTCTGTTCATCGTTTCTTGTCTCCTTTGAATTTAATTTTCCTTGAATACTCATCCACAGGAAACAAGGCTCCGTTTTCTACATTTATTTGGCTGACTGATGCGGCTCCTGTGTGAGCGTTCAGGCATTGCCTTTGTTGATTCCGCAGCTTCTATTATACAACTTCGCTTTTTCTACATATTCTGCTATGCTTTCCCGAACTTCTTCGAGTCGTTTCTTATCGTTCGGTCTGCCTTCTTCCTCAGCAATCTGTATCATCTTCTCCAATAACGATACTGACTCCTCGTATCTTCCGGCAGCCAAACATACATTGTACTCTTTACTGAGTTCTCTGTGTATCTTGTCATACTTTTTCATCTTCTTTTCCTGCCTGAGATTCGCTGAAATGCCCTAGAATTGATTTTTCCGGAGTTTGTGAGGAATTGAGTGCTTGCGACTTAAAATCCTGAGAATGGCAGAATTTCGGGTTATTCAGCACCTCTGCAATTACCTCTTCAGAAGGAAAAAACTGCAGTGTTGCCGAGTGGTTCCCTTCAACATCTACAGTTAATCTTCCAGTTTCCGGCCAATCATACACAATCTGCTGACCTTTCATCATTACATGATACTTCTTTCTAATAATTCCGGATTGCTGAAGCAATTTCCGACAACTTCCCACTCGCTCAACTTGATATAGAAATCAGTCAACGGCATCGACAGGCAGAAAGGTTCCGCTCTACTAATGGCATCAGTCGGTATCACTTCTGTATGCCATCCAATAACCTTATCAATTCTCTCTAAACTTTCTACTTCTATAACATCGAATTCTCCGAAAACAGCCTTCGCTAAGTCATTCGGATTTCCATGTCCTCTGAGGATGTCGTTTTCCCAAATCATCTTACCATTCTTATCTGTCATATTTGTGCATCGGCAAACCGTATTTCCGTCAACAAACATACCTACTCCATCCTCATCAACAATAGTCGGTTGCTTTTCACATCTACTAACATATCCTACAATCCAATCTTTAGTTCCGTCTGTGTTATCACACAGTGCCTTACACATCATCTCATTCATGTTTCATTCCCTCCATCAACTCCGGATTATCAAACACATTACCGATTACTTCCACACCGCCTCTTTCGCATACATAAAATCCTAGATTACAGAAATTGAATCCGTACTCTTTTTGATATGCGTAGCTATAGTCAAGTGTCCAATCACCTTCGTGATACCTTACGATTTCCGGAAACGGTTCTTTTCTATCGCAGATATCATTCTCCCAAATTTTATTTCCGTTCTTATCTGTCAATTCAGTATACTGACAGATTGTGTCCGGCCTTACTTCGAATGCAAATGGCATACCGGCTTTGTTGCTTATGTACCACTTATCATCCTTGTGAGCAAGCAACCCTTCTACCCATTGTCCGTTGCAGGTCTTAGCCTTAAACAAATATTCTCTCATGGCAATCTCCTTTCTCAATCTGATAAGTATATTTCGTGTTGCTCTTCTATCATTTCTATGAGTCTTGGAATATCAGGAACCTTCTGTTCGTTCGAAAAGTCTACACTATAAATCTTCCCTTCTTCAAGTTCGTGATTTGCTCCGCAGCACAAAACTTTGAAGTATACCTTTTCGTTGAACATATCGTATTCCAAGATTTCAATTTTCTGCGAATATCTCCATGAAATTATCATTCGTCCGCTCCTAACATTCCGTATTTTCTTCTCCTATTCTCGTTCATGTTATCAAGCGGGATGCCAGTTTCTTTGAGATGTCGTTCCTGTTCTTTCATCTTAGTTTCCAAATACCTTCTTTTTTCCTCTTCTTTAGGCTTCGACCAATCAATCGCCTGTCCGCACTTGGAACAATACGAGCGTTGTCCTTGGATATGCCATCTTCCACTACCACAATACAATTCTCCGACAAACCAACCGCATTGTGGACACATCCAATCGAGAAACTTTACTTCCTTGAAACCACTACGGCCGTCTGCGTGTGTTTCGTGGCATATACTGGTCTTTTCTTCTAAAACCGGCTCTGCACCGGTGTCTCTATCGAATACCTTGATTTCTGTTTCAGCATCAATCACTGCATCGATTGCCCGGCATTGATCAAGACTAAAACTGTCCTTTTTGCCAAATCCAAAGAGGTTATGCCGGATGTTTTTCTTCAGTTCATTCGCATCAATAAATCTACTCATCTTCGTTTTCCTTTCCTGATACATTGTTCTAACATCAGCACCTTGTCGCATCCTTTGTCATCACTAAAATGCGGACAACCTTTACAATGCTTTTCGGTATGTCTTTTATATGCTACAATATACTCGTGGTATTGCCTTGTCAGTTTTCTTTCCTCTCGGTATGAGGAAACGTAACTGTTCAGAAACATCTCATGCTTTTTTCGCTGCTTCTTCGCTTTTCTTTTATTCATGCTTTCATCTCCATTTTACTTCTCGACCCATCGAGTTACTATTTTGCCATTTTCACGCTTGTATATCGGTTTCTTCCCTGCATGAATAACTTTGACCCATACGAATCGAACGATTCCAAAAATCACTATCTCTGGCATACATAATATAGTTACTACCCAACCATCAAATAATTCTATACCGCCATGTTTCGCAGGAATGCAAAGCAAAATGCCGACTATCAGATACATCGTTATCATTCCTAATACAAATTCCATCATAATCCCAACAACTCCATCAATGCTGCAGTATTCGGAAACTCTAACTCGGTATCACAATGAGGACATTTTCCAACCGGACAACAACGGTCAGGATCAAACTGAGCCGTTCTATCATTGAGAAATACTTCATTGTCGCAGTTCGGACAATAATGTGCTAACATCGGAGTTCCGACATTTCTATTCTTTACTTTCATCTCTGCAACCTCTTTTCGATTTGTAATTATCTGCTTTCTTCCATGTCTGATACAGAGCATAAGCTACCGGATTATGTACCCATTCCAGTTTTACCGCTCTTTCATACTCCGCTCTGAGAATTTCGATTGCTTTTTCTATTGACATATCCGTTATACCCTCCGTTTTTAGATATCTAATGTCATTTGAGTTGCCAAATCATAATTCATCCATAGAATTTCTGTCCTTTTCAACCCGCATTCCGCTCTCGTATCTTTTGATATTTTTTTCCATCCCACCAAGAGTTCATTGTACATCTCATTATCATATCCCGACAAAAGCACTTTCCCTGGATGTTTCATTAACAGTTCCAACAACTGCAAATGCTCCTCATCTGTCATTTCGTACTTGTATAAATAATTTTTTCGAGTGCCGTGCAAGTACGGCGGGTCTGCATAGATGAACACATCTGCTGTATCGTATCTTTTGATAATTTCATCAGCCGGAAGATTTTCTATTTGCACTCCTTTTAATCTTTCGGCCGCTTCGAGCATAATATTCGGCAACTCTGCCCAAGCTTTTGCAGGATTCGGACTATTTGTTTGCTGCCCACTCTTAAAACCATTATGATATAAATTCGCACAACCGAATCCTTGCCAACATCTGATACAGAATCTCCTTGCCCGTTCCAGTTCGTTTTCAGCATCCTGATAGGATAGGTCGTATTCTTCTCTACTATAAGGTGTTAGTTCAATCATTTTGCGTAGCCGTTCAGGATCATCTCTTAACACCCTAAAGAAATTTACCACCTCGCCGTGCAAATCATTTACTGTTTCTATATGACTCCGTGGCTTATTAAACAAAACGGATAGGCTCCCTGCAAAAGGTTCAAGATATACTGAGTGGTCCGGTATGCATTGACATATCCATGGTGCTAATCTATTCTTTGCTCCGGGATATTTCAACACCTGTTTCATTCATCATCTCCTCCTTATCTTAGTGCTATGAGTGCGTTCCCGCAGGTAATTCTGTCTTCGTCCTCTTCCTTTGACGGAATGAATACGATTACATCCCATCCATCTTTAACCAACGGCTGCTCAAATTTCTCATACACATCGAAATCTGTTACGATTTCATAGCCTTCATTTACAGCTTCTACTGTCTTATGAATCGGTGTGATTTTGACAATACATCTATCCTTATCAAAATACTTATTCATCAGGTCCACATCTAAATTGCTTTCGGAAGTCACTGCAAAATTGAGAGTGAACTTTCTCTTCTTCGGCATAGGTAATTCGGAGATAATCTTGCCGATTTCTTCTAAAGACATTGACATATTGCGGAACATCTCATTTCTCTGCACTTCATCCAATGTATTGATAGAAAACTGAAGACCATATCCATCCTCACCGCCGAATGTATATCCGTCTATTACCCACTCATACAGAAAATCTTTCAGGTACTTATTGCTTTTCGGCATCATCGTAGATACGACCGGATGATACTCGTCAAACTGAACTGCACCAAATCTAAGTGCTTCAGCTACAAGGTTGGCTGCTCTTCTGACATCCGGATTAAATGTAGGCTCGCCCATTCTTGCGAAGTGAACATTCAGCCTTTTGCCATGCTTGATACCTGACAGAGCAATGCCCGACATAATCTCCATGAGCAATTCCGGTATGGTAGCATTTCCTTTGAAACCTAACTTAGGGCAGTCACAGAAATTACATTTCATCGGACAACCCTTCTGTGAAGAAACAGTTACTACCAGTTTCTCCTCGATATTCACTTCCTGATGCTCTACCTTATCAATTCGCTTGTCGTAACCAAGGAATGATGCCTTGATATTATTCTCCTTACCGTAGTCACCAACATACAGATATTCCAATCCCAAATCTGTGTCTGTGATAATTCTTCCAGTGTGCGTGTTCGTAATCGCTCTCATCTTAATCCTCCAATTCTTTCAGTTTTATTCCCATTGCTTCTTGCACGAGTTCTTTTGAATGTTCGTAACCTCTCATATATCCTTTGTAGTACGTTTCCTGAGGAAGTTCTAAAGATTCATTTTCCGAAGCAACTTCGTATTCTTTCCTTCTTCTTTCCAAATCAGCGACAACCTCATTTACATTGTCCAAGGTCTTTTGGCATTTCTTCAATTTGGACTGTATGCTTTTAACTTTATTGTCAGCACAATCCAAGCGGTGACTTGCATGACCGATGAACTCTTTCATCATCCGCATCGTTTCTTTGCAAAATTCTTCGTTTATGGAGTAATCAATCTCATCATCCAAAAACAAGTCGATTCTGCGTTTCAGTTCGTTCTTATTCTTTATATCTGCCATACTGCTCTCCTTACGAAATCTTCTCAAAACACTCTGCCAATCGTTCCTTTGTTATCTCAATCCACTGTCGGCTCTTTGCCTTTTGGGACTTATATACACGCTCAAGGTGGACACAATCCTTATCAGCAATGATGTTGTAGGCAGGATCATCTTCGTCCAGTTCCCACACACTACCGACCGGAACTGTGAGATACTTATTTTCGATACGGAAACCTTCTTCATCGTACTTCTCTAAGAAAAATTCTTTGATACATCCATATCTGCTCATCTAATCACCCCATTTCAATCTCTGCCCACACTTGCAAAGAGAAACTCTACCGGCAGTTCTTTCTCCACAAGCAGGACACTCATAAATACTCTCTACACAATCGGTATCTTCTTTCCAATCAGGGTTACAATGGATGCAAGGTGTTTCGCCACATACTTCGCATACCGGACCGTTATGGTATTCATAATCCCATGCGAATTCATCGATTTCACCGTTTTCTTTTCTTCTCCAAGTGTGACCTTCGTGCTTTACCTCACGGTAGATACCCTGCTTCGGTTCAGACTGCTCTACTTTCTTTGCAACCGTTTCATAATCGCCAAGTGCTCTGTACTTCTCCAATTCTTCCAGTGCAGCAACTACTTCATCCATCCACTGACATAAATCGCCATCTTCGAAGCACACTCCGTATTTATCCTGATGATACGGACACTGAATTGCATCTTTATGTTCACCACATCGCATACCTTTTTCAGTGCCGTTCAGGATGCCTTCTTGATGCTTGAAATTGTAGTTATCCATGTAGCAGTCGCCGGTTTCCTGTTGACTGCCGATACACTTCAGTGCTTTCATCAAATCATTCATTTTTCTTCGCCTCCTCGGATTCGTACATGATCTTCATACCGGTTCCCATTGCATATCCATATTCTCTGTTGGCACCAATGCTACCTTCCCATCCCTGAAGCATATAGATTGCTTCTGCCATTTTAAGCATACACATTGACATCTCCATATACTCCTCGTACTTGGTTTCTGCCGGGAGTTCTCCATTAACGGCCGCAGGATTGATAGGAACATAACCCATTTCTCTCAATCTCTTCTCTGCCTTATGGAATGTTTCATAGTAACCTTTGCATCCGGTGATTGCACCGCTTATATATACTTTCATTTCTGTATCTCCTTTGGTTTGTACTTCGTTGTGCTCCATGTAGCCGATTTGTTCCATTCGCAGTATTCACAATGCCTTACAGCCTGAAGAGTGAAATATGGGCATTTCCTGCGTTTACACGGCTTATTCTGCTTTGCTCTCATAAGCAACTATCCTCCGACTCGCTTATTCCATTTCTCTGCCAGTTCTTTCCGGAATGGCACATAGCCAATCAGTTCCATACTGGCTCCACAGAAACATTCCACTTTTGTCACACACTTGCCATTCGCTTTCCATTCAGTGTTCATTGCCACCTCGCCGTTACAGAATGGACATCTCTTCAACTCAACATCGCCCATATCAATTTCTCCTATTCCAAGCATTCAATGCTTCCTCTTTGGAGTGGAAACAACCGGTTTCTGCACCACAACATTCAGAGTCGAAACACTCTACCCAAAACAGTTCCGGCACATCATCTTCGATTTCCTTGGATGTTCTGAAACGCTGTCGCAACACTGCGGTCTTACCACAGAACGGACAGCACTCAATTTCTTCATTCTTTTCAGTTTCTTCTTCGATTCTCAATCCGTCCTGCCCTAGTGCGATTGCGATATCCATGGCGACATCTACCGTAGGTATTCTTTTTCCATTGTAATATCTGCTCATCGACACTTCGGTAATTCCAACCATCTCTGCCAACTCTCTGTGCGTAATATCCTTTTCTTCAAGTTTCTGTGCTAACCACTTCGAAAAGTTGAATCCACCCATCTTCATTCCTCCTACTGCATTGTCTGGTAGACATTCTTCTTTGCGTTATACTGAAGCGGCACCGGATATCCGCAACTCATGCAGTTGCAATCAAACGCATTATCCGTGATGTTCGTCTGATACTTATATCGCTTGCCACACTCACAGTTGACAAAAGCCTTTCGCAATCCTTTGAGGTCAGTTGTTTCTTCGCAATGCTCACACTTGTAATATCTGAGCGGAACCTTGGAACAGAATGCTTTAACTTCTCCGCAATGCTGACATTTCAAAAGTAAGAAACCTTTATATCCGAATTCATCTTGAGGATTACTTTCGATTGCCACAGGTGCTGCCATCGGTGCTTTTTCTTCTTTCCATCCGGAACCAAACATACTGTCAGTTCTGCTTCGTTTTACGGTTGGAGCTTTGACTGGCTCTGCCTTGGTTTCTAACTTAGGAGCCACCGGCTTACTTTCAGCCTTATCTCCATCCACATAGGTTGCATTCGGTTCTACAACTGCTGTCTTTCCATTTTGTAGTGCCAATGCTGCTGATAACAGAGAAAACACTGCACTCTCTTTCAAATCGAATACATTCTCTCCAATATCACTCAAAATCTTTACTTTCATCCTACTGTTCCTCCTCTTCAGGTTTGATGAGCTTCGTCATCTTATCTTTCAGGTACTCCAAGTAGCCATTGACACTGCCGTCTCTATGTACCCAAAAATGGTCTTTATCATAGGACCAACAGATAATAACTTCATGCCCTGCTGTTACATTGTCGAATACATAATCATTTCTGTAGCCATCCACCGATGTGAAGCAATCCTTGATGCTGCTTTCTGTAGCACCGTGCTTTGTCGCCTTCAGATAACAGTATCTTCTGAGGTTTTCTAAATCCTTTTCTGTCTGAACATCGAAAATTTCAACCTCATCCTCTTCACTTCCTTCGCCCAACAAACTGTAAACACTGAGATATTTCGTGTTAATCTTTTTCAGGGTTTTCATAACTGCAAACAACGCTGATTCTTCATATTTTCTACACTCGCTTTCGGAATAGAACACCTCTCCATCCTCTGCAATGTATTCTGTTCTCACTACCTGCTCTACTGTTTTCTTTACTTCGTTAATTTTCATGGTTCATACCGCCTTTCTTCCATTCAGGATCATCTTTTCCTAATACCGGATAGTCTGCCAGACCACCCTTTACGATTTTCACATCGTACTTCTTGTTGATACCTCTCAGCGACCGATTTACCAGTGCGTAAAATGTGTCCATGCTCGAACACCCTAACTTTTTCCGACACTCTCTCGAATTACCTTTCGCCAGTAATCTTCCGGTCTCCTTATCGTATATCTCGTAATACTTCATACAATCACTCTCCGAACTCTACTTTGAAGCCGGGAACTCTGATTGCTCTCGGTGCTCCGGGCTTTGCATCCGTTTCGAGTGTTCCATCGTTGAACATCCTGAGCAAATGCGAATGAACACTCGATGAACTGTACAAATTTACTCCCTCTCCGATTTCTCTTACTGTTGGTGGATATCCGTGCTGTCGAATGTACTTCTTGATAAATTCGAGAATTTCTGCTCGGATTCGCACTCCTCTCTGTACTGAATTTTTATCTGCCATCTTCGTTTCTCCTTTTCATATAGGTCGGCTCTCGCCGACCTATCCAGTTTTACAGCGTCCAGTTATCAGTTTGCCTTCTTTTTGAAAAAAGCAGAGCGGCCACCAATGCCCGCGTCGACATTAGAACGAGGGTCGCCGAGGTTCGAGGCGAACACCCCTGCATGACCGCCATCGCTCCAGTAACCGCCACGAAACAGGCACCATTCTCCTTCGGACGAGTCCACATAACAGTAGGCATCAGGTTCTCCTGCGAAGAGTGCGAGTTCTTTTAACTGTTCACTTTCAACTTCGACCTGTACATTTTTCCACTTCTCGCCGTCATATCCACCCTCAACTTCATCCTCATCATCAGTGATGACAATTCCATCTGAAGCATCAATGTAGATTGCCTTGCCTTCGTCTGTTACTACCGGATGCCAGTCAGCACCATCCGTACTGAGGTCGGTTTCAGGGAGTGCTGCATCGTTATTCATTGCCGCTTCCAATCTGCCATCTTTCATTCTTAATCCACGGCACATCTCCCAAATATTTCCGCACAAATCATGTACTCCATCTGCCTTATGGTTATGTGTCCATGTTGCAGGTCCGGAACCGGTCAGAGCCTTGCCACCATCGAAACATTCGCAGGTTTCGTTATGGTCTGCATGATACTTTCCGTAATTCGTATTGCCATGAGGAAGTGTTCCATTCTTCAGGCTGAGGTTTGCTAACAATCCCCACTCAACTGCTGTAACCATGTGCCACCCTTCTCCTTTGGAGAAACAGGCTTCCGCAAATTCATCCTGCGTGATGTTTGTTACCGGCTTCGTAAACGGTAAGCTGTAGATTTTTCCGTTAATCATGGTTCCTTCATATACTGCGATGAAGATTTCATCATACTCGACACCACCGATAATGAATGCCGGATGCACCTTTTCACTACCACCAAACAACTCTCTGTTGGAGATTCTTTCAAATCTGTGCATGAATGACGGAATTCCTGCGTTGTCATAAATAGCAACCACATCATGCTTAACACCGCCATATTCACCCACTGACACCACTTCTTTTTCTGTTACCGGCTGAAGTCTTGCTCCGTCATCGGTCTTTTCTTCGCCAAGACCGGCTCTGATTGCCTTTTCTACAATGCCGTTTGCCACTTTCAACACTTCTTCCGCAGTGCCATCTGCTTCGATTGTGATTTCGTTTCCGTAATCACCGTTTCTGTTTTCTACATCGACTCTTAAATTCATCTCGTTTTCCTCCTTATTCTCTCCAAAAGCATCCATCTTCCTTGCAGGACTGGATTGCTTCAGTTTCACTTTCAAAATCTTCCAGTTTATATACCGGAAGTCTGTGCAGCTTCTTTCCATCTCCATACTCCACATATTCGTATTCGATAACATCGCACTGCACTTCAAGGTCATCAGGATCAACTGTTTCAATATCGAAAACCTTTCGGGTTTCCAAATCGACCTTACATGAGGTTTCTACCTCACTGTTTTCTTGCCAAACACTTACGAAATTGCCATTGTATATGGTCTTCTGATTATCCATCGTACTGTCACCTCCTACTTCTCAGGAAATTCAAATACTGTATTCTGTTTCCTGATTGCCGGTATGGTAGCCTGAGCCTGAACATCGAAATATTCCGTTGTCCAACACTCGTTTTCGTATGCTTCGCAGAACTTCTTCAAAACTTCCAAACATCGTTCCTTTGATTCGTACTCTGCTACCGGTTCGAGGCATCCATCCGAAATACAAATCTCATGGCGAATAGTTTCACTCTTCCCTTTGCGATCAACGCTCTCGTTGTATTCCAAAGCATTGAATGCACGGCCGAACCAAATCACTCTTTCTTTGTTCTGTGTTACCAAAAGCATCTCGGCACCTCCTAATCCATTCCATCGTAAAGGCTTTCTGACAATTCCACCTGCTCTTCCGATAACTCTCTCAATGCTCTTATAATTTTCATCTTCGTTTCTCTGCAAGGGAAATATCCGTATTTTGCATAGCGGAACATCCTTTCAAATGTACTCATAGGGAACGGAATTTCATCATCAATTACGAGTCTCTTCATGTGCAGGTGTTCGAAAAACTTATCATCCATCAGGAGCTTATATTCGATGTGTGTTTTCGGTTTGGCTTCCGTTCCAAGCCACTCTTCTATTTCCTTATCTACATCGATAACGAGTGGTTCCTCATCATCCTTTGTTGCACCGGTTTCGTCTTCGACTTCCTCTTTGAAATAAGCGAATTTCACTATGGTAAAATCAAACTTCTTCAGGATTTCTTCTGCGGTTCCATAAATCTTGCAACACAACTCGATAGTTATACCGGTTCGGTTATGCTTATAGGCTTTCACATTATCGTTCTGATAGAAGAATGTGTACTCTTCGTTTCTCTTGTCATCTCCTTCATATCCGGGTGTCATACTATCGAAATATTGCACTGCATCTTCGTAATCTCCGGCATTTTCAAAGAAAATATCTAAATCCTTTACCTTCTCCTTGCTGAAGATGTTTTTGAAACAACCGCCACATATAAAACCCTTGTGGCCTTGCATGAACTCATCTAACCAGTTCAGCATCCAGTAATTATCTCTTTCTGCTTTTATCAGCATCGTTCTTCCTCCTACCACATATCATTGTCACTAAACTCATTCAGGTGGATGCAGGTATCTTCTTCCTTGATATCCAAATATCCATTGCCCTGTATAAGCTGCACCGCCTTAACCTTGTCAATCGGAACTCTGTGAGTAGTCGGATGTCTGTACTCAAATCCGAGAGTGTAAACCAACGGCTTGTCGGTTTCCATCACCCTTTTGATTGCGAGAGCCTTATTGACAGTTCCTTTGTAAAAGGACATATCCAACGGCTTATCTCCGATTACTCGCTCGATGATTTCATCCATGTTACGCTTCATCAGTTCCTCGAAATCCTGCTTGTGGATGTCAAGAATACGCTGTGCTTCTTTCTTGACCGCTTCCGGATTCACATACTGGCAGTTGCATCGAACCGTCATTATCAGTTCTTCGAATGTCAAGCCATCGAACAAGGAATCTTTCTCGTGCAGATCATCTCCGAGTTTCCATTTTCTTTCTTCCATTTCTACCTCCTACCTACCGATTGGCAACCATAATATCAATTACAGTTAGCCAATCGGTAATTCGTTCTTAAAAATAATCTCGACACTACTGTCGAGTATGGTTTCTGTGTTCTAACAACACCTCTGTGATTGCGGTTTCCCAAATCGTATTCTCGTCAATGTTGCAATCCGATCTCTTTTCAAATTGCTGAAGCATCTCATCAAGCAGATTGAGTGCATCTGTATATTCCACTCCGTATCTGTCGAAGAATGCTCTTCTCAGTTCGTTTTCCTGACACTCTTCGATGTACTCTGCCGGTCCACCGAATGCCAATTCTTCCAAATGGTTTCTGCAGTCCTGCAACTGATACTGTTTCTGCTGATATCTATATGCCGCTTCAATCTGCAACGGTGTCATGTAGAAAATATTCTGATTATATCTTACTTCTATCAATTCACTCATGCTCGCACCTCCTACACCCAAGCCGGGGTTTTATACGCATCCGGTAATGCAAACAGCCACTCGATTACATCCTCAGGAACTTCCTCTTTAATCCATGCTGTTCCATAACCATATCCACATACCGGGCATTTTTTACCAAGGAAACCAAGTTCATGCTCTGAGCATCTAATCCAACCTCTCGTCTTGTATTCCACATTCGGTTTTCCGAGACAATCACGCTCTTTCAATTCATAAAACTCCGGATGCTCCGGTGTTTCATCATTATACATCGTCACTCCGTAACCGAGATTAGCATACATGGTTTCTTCCGGTGTCGGTACGAATGTTTCGCCATTTTTCAGACACTCAAGTGCTCTCTTTTCAGCATCTCTTGCTTTATCTCGTGCTTCTCTCGTGACATCCCATTTCGCAACCTTGACCTTTTCTTGGAACAATTCTGTCCAACCGAGTTCTTTCATGTGGTGGCAATACGCTCTCATATCATTCAGATGCCACATATCCCAAATGTCGCATAACTTCTGAAGCATTTCCTCGTTCCATCCCCACTCTGCAACTGGTATTCCTTTTCTTATTTCATCCACACATTGTCCTGCACTTCCTGAACAATCTCCGTTGCTTTTAGGTCCGATTACTCCGCAGATACTAAGTCTGCCATCTTCATAGGTAATCTTGCAAAACGCATCAGCATCAATTTCTCTTCCGGTGCAAGTGTACCCTTTGCCCTTGCAAGGACTAATCACTTTGCTTCTTTTCATCTCATCTACCTCCAAATACTCTGATGCAAAACACTGACAATCTGTTCCACATCGTAAGTTCGTCTGATGTCATCTGAACCGTACCTTTCAATCCGGTTCTATCCCATCTTGCTGCTTTTTGAGCCAACTCCTTGCAGATACCCTGCTCCTCAGGAGTGAACTCGGCCTGAAACTTTCTTCTTTTCGAGAATGTATTCAGGTGTCTATCAGACATTCCGTAGACTATCAATCCAATCGGTATCATTCGTCTGATTTCTTCAGGTTCGAATTCATATACAACTCTGATTCCTACCACCTCCACATTGCCAAACTGGATTAACCATTTGGTTATTTCCTTATCTTAACTATACAATAATACCGGCATAAGTCAAGTTAAAAACGGATATTTTTACAAATTATTTTCTTTTACATAAACAGAAACGATTACTCATAATGCAATTTACACTTTCTTGTAAACGTGCTGACAATATGGATTGTGTCCGTCCTGCTCATTGTACTTCTTGCATAACTCCTTAGCTTCTTCCTCTGTTTCTGTCCAAACACCGGTATAACTAAGTCCGGCCGCACTGCTGATGTAAATTTTGTACATATCGCTCTACCTCCTAATATTCTGTGCTGACAAACACGATTTCCATATTCTTCTCTAACTGGAATGCTTCCAACACCTTATCTCTAATCACCGCTACGAGATCAAGTTCCGAATCAGGGTCCATCTTCAATGTCAGGTCTTCCTTGACTTCCTCATTCCATCTTTCGATGAACGAATATGCTGCACCTTCTGCCATTGCTTCAATCAGTTCCGGTGTCGAACATACACAAACTATCTTGTCGATGCTCTTAATCTTGACTACTGCGAACTGATTTCTTGTCAGTTCCATGCCCTCTTTCACGAACCATTCCGTGTACTGCTCCATATTTTCAAATTCTCTCATCTCTGCCTCCTACTGCACTTCAACTACGAAGTATCTGTTTTCTGTAATTACTATCATGCCGGTCATTCCGTTCGGCTTAATCTGTGCACCTCTCTCTTTCGCTCTGTTGTACCACTCACAGAACTCCACGAGATTCTTGCTCATTACATTTATGACTTCTCCGTATTCTTCCTCACGGACATAAATCTTTACACTTCTACCAATTCCGGTCATTTCATCTCCTCCTATCTGAATGCGTACTTAAACTTGTATTCGAACTCCCAATGTATCATTCTGTCCGGGTATGCCTGAGCGGTTTCGTGAAGCCATCTCGCTTCATTTCTGATTGCTTCAACCGTTTCACTCTTGCATCCATGTTCCTTTGCTCTCCAAGCAAGTCTGAACAATTTCGTTGCTTCCTTTTCGGCCATCTCCTTGAGTTCCTGACGGATTTCATTGATTCTTTTCATCTTCGCCTCCTATAATCTGAACAAATCGCAGTAGCTGTTTCTGAATGTCGCCTTATCTCCGTCTTCGAGTTCGATAACGAGATATTCATTGTAGTCATCCCTGCTATTTTCATCTGTTTCAAGTCCGATTGCGGTTGCTCTTTCACCGGTTACAACTTCAAAACCTTTGATGTTCTTATATTCAACTTCTGCCACCTTAACCGAATCTCTTTCGTACTTAACCTTATCGTAAATCTTAACCTTTACATCCATCTTTCTACCTCCGTCTGTGCTACCGGCTTCTATCTTGTTACTTTTCATGTCCGAGACCGACTCGTTCATCTTCCTCGACCATTACTGCTTCACTTAGGTTAGTCACCTTTGGCACCTTGTATTAACCATTTGGTTTATTTATCTTATCTTTACTATACAACACCTACACCTAAATGCAAGTGTTATTTCGGATTTTTACTAAGATTTTTTATCGTAATAAACAATGTCGTTTACAATATGACTCCTAAATCCATTATCCGTATGGTTAATGTAGGAATATAGGGTTACAGTGTCTGAAAATGGCTCCTAAGTCTTTATGCAACAAAAAAGACCTTCAGGATCAATTCCCAAAGGTCTCGTACAAACTATCTTCTATTCACTAACTACTTTCTTTTCGATTACGGTTCCGTACTTCTCAATAAAGGCGGCTGCCATTTCCGCAGGTACTGAACGAACTCTGTCTCGCCCACCTTCTGCGTTGGAGTATTCTGCCATAAAATATCTGCCTTCTCTATCGATATACAGTTCGAAAGCCTCACCACTATCACTATATTCATTAACACCATCTGCATAGAAGCTATTCGCCAATGCTTCGGCATATTCTGTATCGTACTGGATGCCGTCCGATACACCTTTTACTCTTCTACCATGTCCGGATATATGGGGCTTGATAGTCTTTCCTGTCTCTCTAACAGTGAATGTAATATCTATTCCCATTGAATCCATCAATCCAATAAACTCATCTACTCTAAGTGAGCCACGAACAATTCGCTGACTCAACTGCTGTGCACTCCATCCATAATTCTTGGCTGCTGTAGCCTGTGTAATACCGATTGTGTCGAGTGCTGCACTGATGATTTCCTTAGCAGTCATACCAATCACCTCCTAACCATCTGAGCACATCGTACACCAAATCAAATATAAAATCAAGATTTCTTTCGAAATTATCTAAAAATGTTTATTTCGCCTATAATTATTGCGGTTATATTTGTTCGGTCTAGGACCGGTATTCTTATGGCTGACTTCTTTCAGGAGACGCTCGTACATCTCCTTATAAGTATCTCGCTCTGCACGAACACGGATGAGTTCTGCCGTACTTCCGGTGTCATCCGTCAAAATATCTAACGAGAACACCATCGCTTTTCCGATGCGTTCCATCTCTTCTTCTGTGCATCTGCCAACTCGCTTATGCAATCTTGCCTTATCCACGGTTGACACCTGCTCGCACAATACGGTACTTTTCTTCGGAGTGCTATTCACTTCCACATGACAGCCATTTACTTCTTTCGGCTGAGTGGTACAATATACAATTTCCACAGTATCTAACTTTCCATTCATATCATCACTCGATACGATGATTGCCGGTCGGCCAGAGTGTTGCTCACTGCCTACTTGGTTCCAAAACTTCTCAACATAAACAATATCTCCTCGTCTGTACTGACTGCAATATCCGTTCATTCCTATTCCGCTCCTTTTTCATATAATTCATAGGTTCCGTCTACGATTCGCTCTGTATCTTCATCACTGAAGGACCAACCATATTTCTCCAAGATTTCAAACGCATCGAGGAGCATCTTGCCGATCTGCTCTTTGTATCGCATCTCGTAATCGAAAGGTTCATCTATCTTACAAATCTCATTACAAACCGCCATCAACATCTGTTTTGCTAATGATGCGTTATCGAGCTTCTCCTTGAGTGCCGCCTTTTCCTCATCTGTTCTCTGATAGTCGCTCTTGCCATCAATCATAGTTCTAATGCCGGAAGGAGATATATAACTACACTGCATCAGCACTTCCCACAGTTTCTCAGGCAAGTCAGGTTCTTTTACTTCTGCAACTTTTCCGTCCATTACATATACCGCAAAATCTTTTACCTGTGCGTGTAACTCTTTCATCATCGCCTTGACCTGCTTTTTATTCTTGTCACGCTGCTCTTTCTTCAGTTCCTCTGCGGTTTTCTCTTTCTTCGGTTTGACCGTCTTCTTGATAATTCGCATCTTTCGGAAATATTCCATATAGAACATACCTTTTTCATGGATCAATCCGAGGTCTTCAGGAATTTCTTCATCCAAACTGAACTCCTTAATCGTAGTCCACTTGTCTCCATACTGCTCATTTTGAGCATTCTCAGGTGCAGCTTCAAATCCTAACTTCTTGAGAGTTTTCGTGATTTCCTTACATCTCTTCTTTCTCTCTACTTCTTTCACCGCATTCTGTGCTCTTACGGCAATATCCCTTGAGTCACGAGCATTCTTGAGGATTTCGTTTCTCTTTTCAACACTCTCTACCTTTTCTAATTCGTAGAGGTCTGTGAGCGACAACTGGAAACTTCCGTCATCCTGTCGCTTCTTCAATTCGGTCTGGTCCAGTTTGGCAATGTTCAATCGTCTTTTAACTGTTCGCTTGCTGAAACCGGTCTTTTCTGCGATGCTATCCTCGGTTTCGCCCAGGTCAAGCATCATCTGAAATCCCTGAGCCTGTTCAAGAATCGTCAGGTCGCTTCTCTGCATATTCTCTTCCAACATAATGCCAATCTGCTCTTTTCTCGACAGATTGCTGACAATCACGCAAGGCATCGTTTCGAGTTCTGCTAATTTACCACCGGCTAATCTTCGATGTCCAATCAATACATGGAAATCACTGCTGAGCGAAATCTTGTCTGCTTCAGGCTGATTCTCCGGTTCCTCTGTCAATGCCGAAATCGGAATTACTGTCAGGTTCTGCATGACTCCGTTCTTCTTCAGGGATTCTGACAGTTCCGTGACATCTCCTACATCCTTACGAGGATTGTCCGGGTGCGGAAACAATCGTTTCACATCAATGTTTACTAATTCGCTTGTCGTTCTCATTTCATCTACCTCCGTTCATACTGAATTTTTCCCAAGCCTTATCAATATCTCTTCTGAGGTCTGCCAATCGCTCGTAATCCTTAGCATTGTACAACATACCTCTGATTTGCATTCCACCGCCTACGAAGTTGAAACCAAAATCATCTTCGTGAAGCACATCATCATTCAGTGTTATAGGCAAATCGCCATATCCCATGGCAACCATTTTGTTGAGCTGTTCACTCAATTTTGCAATAGTCATTTTCTGTCCTATCACTTCGCTGCCTCCATTTCTTTCATCACTTCCATTACCGGTCGGCCTTCCTCTTCTGCCAGTATCTTCATAGCATCGTTCCAATCAGACATCCACATCTTGCTTTCCTTACCGCAATAAATACATCTGCTCGTAATCAGACAAGCGTTCTGATGTACCGTTTCTCCTCGCTCGTGCTGAAGACTGGCCGAAACTCTAAAACTGTGGTCTGTCGAGATAATTGTACACTTCTCATAATCCACATTGCGGAACACATGAGGAACCCATACCCCATGCAGGAACAAATCGCCCACCGCTTTCAAATAACATTTCATTGTTGCTAAAATCTTCATCTCTTCGCATCTCCTATTCGATATACTGTTCTGCCTTAAACCGGTCTCCGATGTCCATAAAGTAACCGTACAGAAATTCCTTTTGCTTCTTTGTCAGTGGCTTCACATTTGATACTATGTACCCACCAGCTCCGGCCGGATTGTGAATAAGGCAATAGCCTTTTACTTTGCTGAGGAAATCTCTGCAAGTAAAGGTCGTTTCTTTCCCCATGAGCCACTCATTATATTCTTCACCGAAGCCTTTCTTTTCGATAATTCGCTCCGCTACCTCTTCATGCTCTGCGAAATCACCTTCTGTAAATGTACCGGTTGGAGATAACCAACCAAATGGCTGAGATTCTTTCTTCGGTTTCTCCTTTTTGATTTCAGGCATTTTACCTTCTTGGAACTCCCGATACAATCTGTTGAACACCTCATCGTCAATACCCTTTGCGATAATGTCTTCGTATCTCATCGGCGGTCCATCTTCTCCATCTTTTAACTGTAACATTCTGCAGAAGCCCCATTCCCTTTCAGATACACCGATGTGATACACGCTCATCACATAGAACAATCCAATTCGCAGATCATCATTCATCTTTATCATATCAATAAAATTCGAATTGCCGAGTGCATCCCATACCTTGTGGAAGTAATATACGAAACCTTTTTCAAATGACTGACACACTCCATTGCTCCCGATTTTCACTGTCGTATCGCACATATCGCCTTTGCAGTGGAATTTACACGAAGTGTTATTGCAATACACTTTCCTCGCCATCTCAATCACCACCTTCCCTGTCCGACATCTACTAAATCAAACCATGCTCTTCCATGAACTTCTTGGTGTAATCGTACTGCTCAGGCAGGAACTCTTTCACATCATCAAGCGTGATACCGATTTCCAACAGATTCATAAAGAAATCCAACTCATCCATTCCCACTTCCGCAGCATGGTCGAACTGAGCACCGATTTCCTCTCTCATATCATTGTCACTCTTATCTTCGATGAACACGATATTTTCCATTCCGGGAACATTTGTTACTTTCAACACAAACAGTGCATTGTTTCCGGTATAATGATGCAATCTGACTTCATCGTCAGGATTCATCTTCTGCAATTCTTCAATCATTTTTCTTACTTTCATGCCGTTCTCCTCTCCTATTCGTATTCTTCGAAAGTCGGATATACACCGCCGATGAACTTCAGCTCTCTTACTGTTGTCAGCGTAACAATGCCGATAATCTCATGCAGGTAGCCATTCAAATCAGACGGAACCTTTACAATCACACTCTTCTCGGCAATCTTATGGACATATTCCTTTGTCAGCTCATCGATTTCTTTCCAATACTGAGCATTATCCTCTTTGTTTCGCGCAATCTTGTATGCTTCATCCTCTTTATAACCGCAATTCGTACAGTTATGGTCCGGACAGGTGCTGCACGGTAAAATCACTTTCTTGCAGTTCGGACAAATCTGAGGTCCGATGCTTCTGATTTCCACTTCTTCATTGCACCAAGGGCAATACTCCGTAGTCATTTCATCTGTAATTTCTTCTCCGAACTCACCGCCCGCATCGTGATGTCGGTAGAGGTCATCCAAATCATATCCGGATTCAATCATCCCTTCGGTTCCATCCTCATACAACTTGAAACATCCAACGATTTCATTGTTCTTAATCAGTTCCTTTACTTCATCCCAAGGAATCTTTCTCATGCCCGGCCAATTATATGCCATATCATCTGCCTCCATTTCTACTCGCTTATCTCATCAATGTATTTTTGCACCTTGCTTACATTCCACAACACACGCTTCCCTACCTGCACTCGTGCTTTTGCGTTTTTCCCGATTTTGACTGCTGTTTGTCTTCCCACACACAAAATAGCTTGCAAATCCTCGGTATCTACCAATTTCTTGTCTTCCGGTTTAACATCCGAAAATTTCTTTGTTGTTCTCATTCTTTCATCTCCTAACTGATAAAAAATTCAATGTCAGTGACTTCATAGTCACTGTCTGCATCATCTTCCAGATTCAATGCTACCAACTTCGCTCCCTCGAACAACTCTGCTCCATATTCGTTCAAGTATGCCGGTGCATCAAACACACCGATGTCATTTACTTCCCACAGGTAACATTCTCTCCACTCCATTGCCAACTTACCGTCTTCGATACCCCAATCAGTTCTATCTCTATCAACGGTAACTCGGATGCCGCATTTCAACTGAAATACAGCCGTGTTTATCATCACATAATCTTTATTCGTTTTCGCATTAAAACAAATTCTCATATAAACCACCTTTACCCATAAACAATGTCATCAAACAATGCGATCTGCACGATACCATCTGCACAATCCGCATCACAGTTGCACATATCCAACTCGGTTCCATCGACAACTCCCTCTGTGTCGTAGCCTTCTTCAACCCATTTTGTGAATCCGGTCAATAACTTCTCTAAGGTCAACTCGAAGACTTCATCTTCATCTTCGTTATCAATCAATGTCAGGCTTCCACCGCCAAGCAGAATGTGTGCTGCTCTTTCTGAGATGGATTCATTTCTTTCAGGACTCTCCCATTCAGGACCACTGCAATCCAACTCACACCAGTACCCAATACCGCCTTCCAATGCGGTAATCATCAAGTCAACCACATTTTCTTCTGTCACTACAACTTCTTTGTTCAATCTCAACTTCATATCGCTCATTCAAATTCGCCTCCTATTCGCTTTTTTTCATTTCCTTATGAGGAAATTATGGTTCAATGCCGTAAAACCTCGATTTGAGGATTTAGCGAGGTTCTGAAGTATACTCTGTGGCATTTCCGATACTCCAGTCGGTAATCTTTATGCAAACAAAAAATATACACCAGTCACTACGAGAAGTGTGCATACAATGACAACCGCATCATGTACGATTTCCTGTGTTCTCTGCTTCTGATATGCCACCTCACGAGCAACTCTCTGTTTCTCCAAGTATTCAGGCGAATTGAAAATCTTTGCTATATCCGCAAACACGATGCCGCCATTTTCTTTTCTTTCTCCAACTACTACATTCATTCTTTCTACCTCCGGTTTAATCTCCTGCATTTAATCAAAACCTCTTTCATCTAAAATTCTTCTGTAACAATCCGGACAAGCCACTCCATTCGGTGCTCCAAATTCATTGTGAATTCGCTTCATCACGATCACTCTGACACGATTACCACATACCGGACACTCTTCTTTTGCGAGCTTATGTGGCTGAACTCTGTACTTCATACCCTTTACAGTATCGTGTACGGACAGGATTTCATCCTTGCCTGTCTGATACATTTTCGCACATACATCCATGGCTTCTGCAAAACTTTCAAAAACCATATTCGGAATATCTTCACACACTCCAAGTGCGACTGCTCTTCTAAGCTGATACATTGCACTGCTCCTCCTTTCCGTACAATCTCGTTACTGCTTCTATTCCTTTCCGGATTTCTTCATCCGGATTGAAACCTATCTGTCTGTAGAATTCGGGATGAACCATGCACTCATAGCCCCTTGTCATCGCATCTACATCTGCCTTGCTGATACCGAGCCTAAATCCCTTGGAGATTGCGAGTGCTTCCTTGAATCGGTTCTCCTGTACCAATCTGCGTACCTTGTCGGATTTCTTCTCCATATCATCTGCTCCTATCTGATGTTGAACTCGCTTACTGTGCCTTCTTCTTCAGTGATGTCTGCTACTTCACTTCCGTTCAGGATTACTGTGATACTGCCAGCTTCACCTTCGATTTCGTAACCTCTGCGTTCAAGCATCCCTTTCACACACTTAACAGTTGCGTATGTCTCCTTGCCGTACTGGATTGCGAACCATCTGATTGCTGCGAGTACCGGGTCTGCACATCCTTCTTCTTCCATCATTTTCATTACAGTGCTGAAATTCTTTCTCTTGGAATCATCGGCTTTCTTTTCCACCTTTGCTTCAGGTTCTTCTGCCGGTTTCAAACGAGCAACTTCCTTGCGGATTTCTTCGATTGCGTTGCTAATCTGAGTGACTGTCTTGTCTGCCCAATTACCTGCATCTGTTGCCATACACTTGATTGCGGAATCGAGAACTTCTACCATTTCTCCGTAATTTCTTGTGTTTCTGCCTTCTCTTACTTCCTTAGCGATTTTCTTGATTTCATTTGCGTTCATCCTACTACCTCCTATGACTGGTTCGGTTGTTTCAATCAACCGAATGGTTGTTTTGTTCTTATCTTTACTATACAATACCGGCACCTAAAGTCAATTATTTTTTCGGATAAATTCAAATATTTTTCTTCAAAATAAACGATAGCGTTTACAAAACATCTGTTACTTCTATTTTAGGAAGAGGTCGGTCAGAGAACTGCATCGGCTCCCTTGCATCCACGCACCAGTCATCCTTGGCTCCACGGTCAATCCACTGCTGATGTCTAATCACCTGCCAAATATCTTCAGCAACAAGCATCCTTTTGGTTTTCTTCCTAAGTCCATCACAAAGGATTCGTGACACACTTTCGAATATCTCCTTAATGCAATCTCTCGTGTTGATATATCTGTCGAACACCTTGCTATGCACCACCGGATTATCTCGGCAAAAATCAACATTCTGAGAGGACAAATCGTTTGCCAAATCCGACCACTGCCCCATACGGATTCTGAAGTATTCTTCCAAGGCTTCATTCACAACCGATAACTGCTCTTCGTCCAGTTCCAATTTATACTTCTTCATTACCATCATTTCCTTTCATTAAGTTTTCTTCCAGTTCCTTGCTCTTCTTCCCGGCTGCATACATGAACAACATTATGAATGCTGCTATCAATATCCAACCGATTACAACTAATGCAATCACAATTCCCATATCATATTCCTCCACAATGACTGTGTATGCTTTTTTTCGAATGCCTAAGGTAATTTTGGTTCATTGGCATTACTGAAAAACGCACCTAAACTTTTTGCATTTCACTATGTACTCTTGCAATGCAATTTCTATCAGGTGCAGGATCTGTTCATCTGTCATCCAGTCCTGCATATACCATCTTCTTACTGAGTAACAAATAATTTCATACTCGGCATTGCTTATCAAACATCCTCTTTCTTCTGCATCTGCACGGATTTTATCCGCTTCATGCCGGATGTCATGCCATCTTCCATTTCTTTCTGCCATGGTACACCAACCTTTTTATCCCTTCCAAAACCACACAAGTCAATATAAGCACCATCGGAAATACGAACATCTCCCCTCCAAGTGCTTCATATCCTCGTTGAGCAAATGCCGCTCTTACGGCCAGATTGTGTGCAAATGCCGCCACACAGAAACTGAAACATACATTAAATACATCAAACAACTTCATTCCATCCACCTCTTTCACGCTCTTACAATAGTCTTGGTTACATACAGTTCAATAAGCCATTCTTCCAAGTCTTTTCTTTCATCTCGGTCCATGCAACAAGACTTCTCATAATCGAAGCTCCATTTACCCATGACATTCTTTTTGAACAGAACTGTTACAACTCCTGCATGGCAATCAGTTCTGTAATATACCGAAGCATATCTGACACCTGATACAAAGGTGTTGAAATTCTGCATTCTGATTTCTTTTATCACTTTCATCATCAATTCCTCCTAAGCCGATTTCTTCGCAGGTTCCTCGATGCTTTTCACTGCATCTTTCCATGCGGACCGGCACATTCCATAAACACTCTTTATCGAATATCCATCTCCACCGTCAGGTAACGCAGAACGGATAAACTTAATCGGCAGCTCCACATCTTTTTCCAGTTCGATTTCAAAGCAACTGCCACCGCCGCTCCAAGGGTCATACAATCCGGCTTCTGCATTCTTGCTGATTGTCACCGTTCCGCAATCAGGATTCTCTCTGCTGTCATAATGAACACCGTCCACCGACTGCAACTCTACCAATTCATTCAGCTTCATCAATCTCTCAACATCCATTTCTACGAGGAATGTCAGTACATTCATGTGTGATGCTTCATTCGCAACTTCCACTCGGACAGACTCCAAAAAGCCGTTCGGGTTCGACATATCTCCTTCGGCTAATGCTTCAGCCAATCTTTCCTTGCTATATCCCTGCGTGGATGCCAACCATACGATACTTGCTTCATCATCAATCGGATTTTCAAGTCTGCCATCGTATGCCGGATATACATGGTTGCAAACATAATCGTAATTGCCATCGCCGGTATCTACCATGATGTTCACACATACACGCTGCTTCAGATAATGTTCGACCGGAACTTTGAATACGATCAGCTCATCTATAATTTCTCCAACCGCTTCCTTTTCCGCTTCACTGAGTCCTTCAGGATAATTTTCTTCATCATCTTCTAAGTAGTCCATTATCTCACTGGTTAAATCTGCTCTACATTTCCATTCTTCGTCATCATACCAACTCGCTATCTGTCCAACTAATTTCGTATATGGAGTTTCACCTTCGTCCAAATCTTCCATGCATTCCTTGACAGTACTATCAGAAATCGTATCTCGATAATCTGCATAAAATTCGTACTCCAAAGTGCCGTCTTCCAGTTCTGTTAAATGCGGGTACTCCTGTGCCAATTTCTCCTTAATTATCTCTCTTAATTTCTCCATTTTTCATCAGCCTCCTAATCAAATTCTGTGCCACATACCGGGCAATTCTCTATGTCTTCGCCTTGGATGTCGTAGAACTTCTTGCATTTTCTGCAGAATGCCCACTCTCCATTGCGAACCCAATCTTCCTGAAGCGACTCCGGATGTTGCCAGTCGCAACTGCCAAATAATTCATCTGCAAATTCTTTCTGCCCACAGCACATATCCAAGAAATCTTTTGCCGTATATGCTGCATCTGTCAGTTCCGGCACATAACACACTTCGTCTGGCCGGTTCTTGTAGGCATCCTCATTCTTGTAGATATTGCCCTGCCCATAGAATCTGCGATAAATCACCGCTTCTTTATCATCTGTCTCCGGTTCATACTCACCAACCTTGAGATAGATTTCGTTATCTCTCAAAATCAGGTTGTGTTCCTGTCCAACAAATTCACATTCGCCCTCGGCAATCTCACAACGCTCATCTGTCTTGATGTAGAAACTCTTGAAATCGATGTTGGCTACGGTCAATCCTGCTTCAAGCACATCTCCGTAACATTCCGTTTCTTCTTCCCAATATCTGTCATAAAACTTACTGAGTACCTTGACAGCATCATCCACTTCTTTTTCATTCACTATCAGGAACAACGCATCTATCCAATCATTGAGTTCTGAGCAAACTCGGATGTACTGTCTTCCTATCTTCTCTACCATACACTCTTCCTTTCTCTGCCAATCCCAAAATTCAAATCAACCAACTGGCAATCATTTCTTTCAAAAACACCGCCTAATTTGCCCTATTTTGCCATTTTGATTGCCCTGTGGTAATTTGTGTGCCGGAGCAATTTTGACAGGAATACGAGGATTTAGGCGGTTTTTGCACCCATTCCTAGCCTATACTATATTGAGATTATCTTCTGCTTTCTTAACCAGTTCGCTCTCTTTCACATAGAACTTGGTTTCGAGGACCTTACCGTCCTTTTCTCTTGTCACGATAGCATCCAGTTCGTACATATACTCCTCTTCTGAAGCGATAGTTTTCACCTTTGCTACCTTTGCCTTGAAGTCGATTGCGGTCACACCGAATATTCTTCTGCTTCTATCAGAAACATAAAAGGATTCGCCCACCTCGTACTTTGGTACGGCTGTGTTTCTCCAAATCAGATGCTTCAGGGTTTCTTTTCCTTTGAAGTCCGGGTCTGCGACCAGTTCATTCAAAACCTTTAACTGCCGTTCTGTCATATCGACACCTCGCTCTCTATAATCAAATCAACCAAGTGGTTAATTTGTTCGTAACTTAACTATACAATATCTACCGTCTAAGTCAAGTGTAATTACGGATAATTTCAAATTTATTTTCATTTCATAAACAGTTTCGTGTATAAACAAAAAGAGAGCGGAAAGGTTTATCCTCTCCGCTCATGCCCATATCTTATTCGATTACTTGTTTCCGGTGCTTCCCCATCCACCTCTATCAGGATTGCCGAGCGACTCTACCGGTACGAACTCCGGCATAACCTCTTTCTTACACAATCTGAACTGGCAGATTCTTGTGCCTTTCGGAATTGTCGTATCACGGATAGCAACCGCAGGAAATCCCCATACATCGTTATCTCCGCAGTATGTATTCTCGATGATACCTACTGAGTTCGCCATGATGATGCCCCAATTCTTGCAGGTAGAACTTCTCGGTACAACCTGAGCATAATAGCCTTCCGGCAGTTCCATTGCATATCCAAGCGAGATAATCTTGAAATCTAACGGTCCGAGCGTTACATCCTCTGCCGTATACAAATCCACCCATTCTCCATGAGATACCGGCATTTCATTTCCGTGCAAATTGATTCTTACTACTTCTGTTTTCATTTCCTTTTCTTCCTCCAACCAATTCTTAAATCCTTTTACCTTATCTACCAATGCTTTTGCATTTCCATCAAAACAGATTGCTCTGTCATCGATGTAAACTATTGCCGGTGGCTTCTCTTTCATAACTCGGTCTACTACAATGCCATTCTTATCAAGGTACTGCTTTACGGCCAAGATGCCACATTCTTCAGCACATCTCGTTGATACCACTACTACTTCATATCCATCTGCTCTCAATTCTGCAATGGTATCTCCGATTCCGTCTACTGGCGGGTCAGGTATTACATCAATCCCTTTCCAACCACTCTTGTAACTATGGATTACTCCATCAAAATCAAATACTACTGTCTTCATGTCTATCTCCATTCTGTTTAATCAGGAACTTCTACAGGAAATGCCATTTCGCCACTTACCAGTTCCACACCATCAAATTCCACGATAATTCTATCGTGCGGACAACCATTCTTGTGCAGCCATTCCACTGCCGGTCTGAGTGCCTTTTCGAACTCTTCCAAATTTCTTGTCTTTTCCATTGCGTATTCCTCTCTTTCTCAGTAATTCAATTCGATTGTCACCTTTGGGTTGTAGACATTGTTTTCCTCGTTACAGATACCATCATAAGATACTGTATCGTTAAATTCTGCAGTCACTGTTACATCCTGCTCATCCTTTTCGTTTTCACGATCAAAATGTGCAGTAACATCAGCATCAAATATTGCCTTCACTCGAAATTCTACCGGTGTATTTGCCTTGAATCTCGACAAATGCTGAATCAGTTCGTATACCGTCATGCCCATATTTCATCACCTCGCTCTCTATGTGACCGACATAAATGTCGGGAACATCTAATCTTCTAACACCAATTCGTCATCATCAGCCTTTTCCTCTTTCGGTTTCGCTCTCCACTCTGAGAAATCTATGGCCTGTAGGCAGGTGCTGCATCCGTTCAACTGCGGGTGGATGCCACCGCCACGAAGATGGTCTGTTTCATAAACACCAACAATGAATCTTCCGCAGGACGGACAGTACATATACAACAACCGTCCATAATTATGTGTCCGGGGAACTTCCTTTGTGGTTTCAATTCTCGGCCTTACCGGAATCTGTTTCGATATGGCATTTCTAATGGCAAGCCACCACGATTTGCCACCTCTTCTTCCCTGCGGTTTCTGTTCATCCCATGCTTTGAGAACATCCTCATAATTAACTACCATTTTGCACCTCGTCTTTCCAATCACCGTATGTTATTTCCCTGCTAACAACTTTCCAGTGCGTAGGGTCCGGTCTTTTCAATCGATACGCTTCTGCTTCTTCATGTGTTGCGAACTGTTTCGGGAAAACCTTGTTTGTCGCTACTGCAGCTATAGCAAATTCAGTTTTTCTTTCCATACACTCTCACCTCACAAATGGCTATTTTACATTCCATTTAATCTTAGTCTCCAAGCACTTCTTACAGCTATTATTCTTATCCAAGAAACAAGTCTTTGCTGTTCTTGGGAACAAGCATGGAATAGGCATAACTTCCAATGTTTCGATTATCTTTTTCTTTTCCGTCTTATTACAGGTAATTTCAATCATTCGTCCGCACCTCTTTCCCACAACTTAATACATCGCTCCTCACAGAGCGTTCCCAAAATACTCGACTTTTCGCCCAAATACTTCTCATGTTTCTCCCGCTCTTCGATGTCTCGGATGTCATATCCACGCTCGTACATCTCCTCGGTCTGACTGCCTAAGGAATCGTATACCGCATCGTAGTATGCCTTTTCGAGTTCCTCGTCTGTCAGGGATGCTGCCCATTTCACAATGGCATTCTTTTCTGCTTTATTCATAGGCTACTCCTCTCTGTGCATATTTCTTATCTGCTCAAGTGTTGCCAAATGCTCTTTCCACCGCTTCGCAGCCTTACATTCACTACCACAGTAATCTTTTCTTCGGCAGAACTCGCATCGTCCACTCCATAACCACTGGTCTTTGTAACTGACTTCTTCAGTGTCTCCATCCCAATTCTCCAACTGTACATCAAATCCGCATTCCTGCAATCTTACAGTCGAATACTGGTAGTCATGTCCGTAAAATGTATGAGTGCTGAGGTACTCAAAGAAATCCTTATCTGTTTTACTCCGGATGTGACCGTTGCAATGTTCCAAGTCAATCTCCAAGTAATACTCATCATTTTCTAATCCGACCAATTCTTCCCACGATTTAATCAACTTTGCCACTTCGTCACCACCTATCTATTACCTATGAGCAACATCTCCACTACCGCTTCGCATATCTGCTCATTCGTTCCATCTACCATTGCCGCCAGTTCCTTGTATGTATCAGTATCTACATCTTCAAGTCGAGGATCAGTGCATAAACATAAATCCTCATACGGCTCCGCACAGTAATCAATCAACGGACATTCTCCGCAATGTTGGTCCAACTGTCCTACTTTCATAACCGGCTTTCCTACCTTTCTTTCGTTTTTCCTGAATGAACATTCCGTAATCTCTCGGAGAAATCACGGTACATTTTTCTCTGTGTGCCATGCAGTAACCATTGCGGCCACGCTTCTTATTCTGTTCTTTCGTATACTGAGTTGAAATATCCATTCCCATATTGCCTCCTATCTCTACTTGCCGAAGTACAACCACCACTTGCTAACACGGGCATTTATCTTCGCTTCTTTCAATTCCTTCAGCTTCGCATTATTCGACTGATATGTAGCAATCTGTGTCTGCACTAATTCATCCGCTTTCAGTTCCGGATATAGACTTACCATTGCAATCGAACTGTCAGCTTGCAATTCCTCAAAGGTTCCACTCTCATACTCCATGTACTCACTGACAATCAAATCAATCTGATTTTCGATTTTCTGATTCTCCTCAGTGTACATAGCGATTTTCTCATCGATAACCATTGATGCACTGAAATCATAAGCTACAATCACAAAAGCAATTATCGTAATTGCAGCACCAACGGCCGTGCATAACTGTATGATGAATCTGAAAAAGCCATGGTCGTAATCGTCAATAAATACTGATGCCAAAATGAACAATGCTACAAAAATTACAAATAACAAAATTAACATATCTTCACCACCTCCTAGTATTCAGTTCTGTTTACCAATGCAATCGTTGGAACAATCAATCTTTTACCTTCATATCCTGCTGTTCCTTCCATGCCCCAAGTAACTTCAATAGGTTCCGAAAATGCACACACTTCCTTGTTGTAGGCAGCCATATAATTCGCAACACCTATGAGTGCTTCTCGAAAACTATTCGCATCTTTGATATCATCTCTACTCATTACTCTCTGCCTCCTCATTTCCTAAATACTTTCTTAAAATTCGTTCAACCTTATCAGCAAATCTTGCTGATGTTACTGTTGGATGTCCTGCCAGTGCATTCATAACAAGTTCTATTTCGCTTTCAGACATTTCTTCATCTCGCACTATGTCCACATCCTCAATCCACACACGGACTTCTTCGTCCGTATCATAACCTTCTTCCTTTAATTCATCATCTTTGGAACTTCTCGCTCTGTAGCCGTCATCATCACTTTCATAAACTCCGATGATTTCAGGTTCTTCTGCTCTATCCTTCCAGTCTGTGTATACGACCTTTGCCATATCTGCTCCTTCCTACGCTCCTTAAATCAATTTGCCATTACAATGGTCTACTTCATGCTGTATGATTTCAGCCGTCAATCCATGGAATGTGGACTTATGGCTCTTGAAATTCGCATCTGTCCATAAAAGCATAATGCTCTGATGTCGCTTAACTTCTCTTGTTCCATCCAAAGACAAGCAGCCTTCCTCAGCTATGTAGGTTGATTTGCTTTTCTGCATGATTACCGGGTTGATAAACGGAATGTATTTATCATCCATTTTTACAACGATAATTCTCTTGTCATAGCCAATCTGATTTGCTGTCAGTCCAAGGCATCTATCATTATTTGCTATTGCCGTATCAAGCAAATCCTCGACAATGTGTGAATCTGCTTTTGTCGCACTCTTTAACGGTTTCATCAGAAACTCTGTGTCTTTTACAATCTCCTTTACCATTCCTTTACACCTCCGGTTTGTTCAATCTATTGTCTGCCTTTATTTCAGGCATACGCACTTCCGATGCATTCGTTACATCAAAAATCCCAATCACCCAACTCGCACCTTCAGGCTTATTGCTCTTCGTGGTAATGCTGATTACTTCCACATCATCGTCACACACAACTGTAATTTCTCTTGCCATTTCCTTTTCCTCCGTTTCTTATTTGCTCTGCTCAAATTCCTTGAGTAATTCTTCTGCGTTAATCTCCCAATAATCTTCGGTGAAACCGCAATCTGAGAAGATTTTGTTTTCGTCCGTATCGATTGTACAAGCCGCATACTTATCGTTTGTCAACAACCATTCGATAAAATCCCTTGCTCCTCGGAAGTAATCATTCTGTCTTCCCTGCGACCAATGCTTCACACCTTTGTTTCGGCCAATTCCGTCACCCAATGCCATCTTCTTCACCTCCACTAACTAAACGGCTGAAATTCTCTTGCTAATTTATTGAGACATTCATTGCATAACGAGAAAGAAACAATGTTATCTCCTTTGTGACTTCCTTTGTCACGGTTGATATGTATTTTTCTTGTCGCCTTTCCTTTTTCACAACATGAAATACATCCATCTTCACTCTTTGTTACTTCTAACATTCGATATCCTCCATTTCTGGTATGGTTCCTATGAACTCGCAGAACTCATCGTACTCATCATCTCTTACGAATTGTTCAATCATGCTTTCGCCATCAATCCACTGTGTAACCATAAATCCATCTCTGTCATTGAATACGGTTTTTTTCGCCGTAAATCCATTTTTCATCAGGCACCTCCTAAATTGTCATATAGTCAATTCCTTTGTGTCTGCCTATCTTGAAGTGCTTTTCGTAATAATCAATGGACATAAACAAGTACTTATCACCATTCTTGTGTTCGATTTCGATAGGCATAAACCGTTGATTCACTCTTTTGATTTCTTGCTCATGCTCTGCGATATGTTCCTTCGACCAAGCATAAGCATCTCTGACATTAAATGCCCGACTTACATAAACCATTTCTGCTCCTCTCAACTGTTTCTTCCAGTTCCACATACTCATCAATCAGGTCCAACACAAAATCTAAGTTCTTCTGTTGGATGCCACCTTCGAGGTGTGCATCTAAATATTCTGTTACGACCGTATCATCGCCGCCGGTTCCATATCTATGCGTTTCCTTCATCCGGCACCCACTCTCTTTTATGCCGGTCATAGTGCATGAACGCTCGGCAGGTATGCCCATCTCTGTCGATAACTAACGTACATTCCTTGCAATGAACCAATCCATCCTTATCTTTCGCACTATATTTCCGACAAATCTTAGCCTGTTCCTTTGTCAGCATCAGCCTCACCTCCGACTAAGATACTGCCTTACCACAATCTCTGATGATTGCTGCATAACTGTCCATGTTGATATTCACCTTATGAGTACCACCGCCCTTGAATGCTACAGTGACAATCTCATTGTCATCCAGTTCCATCCCGACAACACCATCTCGTGTCTGTGCAGCTACCTTGCCCAAGTTTCTTACGAATGCCTTGCGGTCATCGAGTGATATCTGCTCATCCTTTTCGAACATCATCTTCGCTTCGTCAGCTTCATCCAAGATCAGGTGCTGATTCTTTTCCAACACTGCCAGTACCGCATCCACTGCGTTATCCCAACCTCTTGCATATCCACCGTCATTTACTACGGTCGCACTGCCGATTAACTTTCTGATTTCTGTTTCGATTGCATTCATTTCTGTTCCTCCTTATTTCGATACAATTTGTATTTCACGCTCGACTCCGAGCGTTTCATCTGTTCTGCGATTTCCCTGATGCTATAACCTTGATACCTGAGGAGCCTTAACTGTGACATTTCGTATTCTGTCCAGTAATACGATTCTTCCTTGTCATTCTTCAGCTTCTCTTTGTACCATGGCAATCCATAGAACAAACTGTCATTCGTTACTTTGGTTGCGTTCCAATCTTCCGGATGCTTTTTCAGATAATCGAGTAAGTTCTCCTGCCTGACTACGAGGTAATTTCCTTTCCTCATTATCCGGAGTCCTTTGGACACCCATTTCTTTTTCACGGTACGACTCTGAACTCCGAGTGTCAGACACAGTTGGTTCATGGTTAGCAAATCAGTACTTTTTTCAAATCCCGATAGACCCATCCGGTTCAGCTTCAGATTTACCGAATCAAATGACCGTCCCAACTTCTTTGCTATCGTTGCTACCGTGAATGTATCAATCGAGTTTTCGAGGTAGTCCATTTCCTCTTGGGTCCAAGCCTGTCCTGCCAAAGTTCTTCCCCCTAACTTCCATCAAAATTCGGTACGAACCTTGTGTCGAGGGTCTTCCCACATTTGGTACAAACCTTATACTGAGTCTCGCCGGAGAGATTGAAGAACTTCGATTCTCTCCTGCACCAAATACCATTATGTCTGCAAAACATCTGCAGTATTTTTGGCTTCGGATTGTTCAATCTGTTTTCTTCTGCCATGTCATTACCTCCTATCCTTCAATGTATAAACTTTCACATTTTCTTGCTTTCAGATAGCCTTGTACTGTGGTATCTGAAAGAGTAGGTACAATCTCCACATACAACTCTATTCCCAACTCTTCCCTTAATACACGATTGATACCTTCAATGCTCTTATGCACTTCACAGTTCATGGCCGAAACAGAGGTCGCCGTATAAGGTTCACCCAAGAAGTAAGGAAGTACATCTCTTGCTCTTGCTTCTGCTTCTATAATCAGTTTTATCAATCTACCTGCATCCATACTATTTCTGCCTCCTACTCTGCCTTGGAATCATCTTCGATGAACCAATCGTAATCGAGATTGTACTTCGCCATATACAACGATTTCGCCATATCTTCCAACAACTGATGCTGCATCTCCTGATAGAACAATCCTTCAAGTGAACCGCATTCTGCACCAAAGAACTTGAAATGCAACAACTCGTGAATTACAGTCAATTCATGTGGCTGTTTCAGGTTCATATCGTTCGGCATATCCTCTTTCGTTAAAATACTGATGGTGCCGCATCGGTTTACCCACTGGCAGTTACTCTGCCCGGCAAAATTCTTATCATCCAAATCTGCTCGTTTCACGAATGCAATGGCAATGTGCCAATCTCTCAGGAGCAGTCGTTTCTGCCACTCTTTCATGCAATTATACAACTCTCTATCAGTATCAAAGTAAATCTGTGGCTTCAGCGGTGTTTCTGCTGTCAAATCACTCATTTCCGTACACCCCTTTCAGAATTTCGTACAATCCTCTTGCTTCATCATCTCCAAGGACGATACCTTTCAGCATCTTGCCTTCTTCGGTTCGTCTATCCCACTTGCGGATATCCAACTTCGCTTCCTTGCCGCCGTAGGAAATCATATTGACTTCGGTGGTAAATTCCCCACCATTCTTGTCTGTTGATGTACTGAGTACACCGAGTTTCTCCTTGATTTCGTAACTAAAATCACTCATTCTTATTTCCTCCAATTCTTCTATTCTGCCTTATCGAGAAGACAATCCGTGAAAATCTCCCGAACTATCTCCTGCATATCTTCTACTGTTTCTGCTCCGATGATGGCCAACTGCTGTGCCGGGTTAATCGCCTGATAACCGCCCCATTCATCGTCTGTTTCACCTAAAATCGTGGACCACACCCACTTCTGGTCGAAATCGAAGTAACATTCCTTTACTTCGTACTGCTTTCTCTTCGGACTGAGGAATGTCATCAGCGATGCTGCCAACTCCAATCTCTTTCGCTCTTCCGTTCCTTTCGGGAACTCCTTAATCTGCTTACTCATCTGCAATCTCCTTTCTATCCGAGGATGAATTTCAACTCGGAAATTCTATTCTTTGCAAATCGGATGGTGTCTTTCAGGTTCTTGATACATCTCTTCCATTCCTTCACCCAGTAATCTTCAGTTTCATCTGCGAGCAGGTTCTGATATCTTTCGATTTCTGACTTCAGATACTGAATCTGTTCCTTGTATTCTGCTATCTGCTTCTTCATGTCTTCTTCGAGTGCTATCTGTTCAGGTGTCTTGCTGTTATCTACGAGCTTTTTGCCGTATTCGTAAATTTCAGTCTTACTGAGATTACTGTTCATGTACATCACTTCCAAATTCTTGTACACCTGATAGTTATGCTCGTTGTCCTTGCATCCTGTTCCGTTGATAAATTCTGTATATAACATCCCGACTACCTCCTATTTGGCTATTTACAATCAACCATGTGGTTTATTTATCTTGACTTTATCTTACAACACCAATCGCCTAAGTCAAGATGTTTTTGAATATTTTTCTAAAATATTTTCTTTTATATAAACGATTTCGTTTCAAGACAACAAAAAAAGCCCCCGCAACAACCCATCAGGGCTGAAGCAAGGGCTTCTAAGTGCTGCTTTGTACGAACCACAAGGGGGTGTGGCTTCACAGCACTACATAATAACGGCCGGAGGTAGACCGATTATGCCTTATTCAATGCGGCGGTCAGAATCTCTTTTACGATATCTTCCTTCGTGGCATTATCCTGAATTTCGATACCATATCCTGATGCCTTTTCTTTCAGAGCATCCATGGACAACTCAATCAATTCCGCAATCAACTCTACTGAGGTATTCATTAACTCCTCTTTCAACAATTCTGCGGCGGCCTCTTCGCCTTTTTCCTTTTTCGCTTCGATATAGTTGTCTGCATACTCTCTCATCCAATCGAAAATATACTGTGCAATCTTTCGGACTACCTTTTCACTCAGGATTTTCTTGAGTGGAGCCGGAATCTTGAGCATAAGCTGCTCAACCACGCTGTTCATCTTCTCGATACCAGTCAATCCAGTGGATTCTGCCAGTGCGATCAATTCACTTACTGCTACGAGTACATTTCCTTTTACCTTGAAATACATCATAACCGCATAGGTTACAACGCATACAATGATGATAACTAAATCAATGATTTCTTTTGCGTTCATAAGCTACTCCTTTCAGTGCTTAGACCTTCTCGCAATAATCGAGAGAAATCCATCCTGCACCGGACTTCAGCTTGCCCCAACCTTTCGTTGAGCCTTTGCCAGTTTTCTCCTCGACAATCGTGAAGGAACCAATACCGGTACACTGACCGGTCTTATCATAGTTCGTGCCGGGTCCTTTGCGGATATTCAAATCCGTAATGGACACTCTTACCTTGTATGGTACATTACTCTTCGGAGTCTCTACTGTTGCAGTAGACTTCCCGATTTTCACATACTCCGGATTTTCGAGATAAATCCAACCTACTCCTGACTTCAATTTACCCCATCCATTGCTTACCTGAGTAATCGTGAATGAGCCTTTGCCAGTCTGCCCTTTGACAGTTCCTTTCATCGAAGGTTCTGAACGATAGTTGAGGTCTGTAATCAATACCTGCACCATGAATGGAGTCTGAGGAAAGTCTGTATTCTCTTCCTTCTTCTCCTCAGCCACGGAACCGCCGAGTGCAGCCGTAACTGCATTTGCCAGTTCGCCATATCTTGAATAGAGCCACTCACCGGGGCAAGACTTATTCGCAAACCATCTGTGAGCAGTCAGCACCATCTCGTCATCTGCCGGTTTATATGCAAGGGTTTTCTCCTTGCTGCCAAGCCATAACAGTTTTGTTTTGCCGTTTCTACGGCAGATATCGATACACAACGCTTTTAACTTGCTGTATACCACATCTTTGATTGCATACGGATGAGTCTTATCCGATGCACACTCGATTGTAACTGCCTGTTGGTCGTTATCATTCGAAGAACTGCACCAACTTCTGTTCGCTTCATCGACACACAAGCACACTCTTCCATCATAGCCAATGCCGTAGTTACAGCTTGCCTGTCTGCTCGGACTGGTAAAGCATCCACCGATGCGTTCTGCCGTAAGCTGGCCTACAACTACATGAGGTGTGATTCTGCAAAGTTTCTTCGTTCTCTTGCCACTGTGGTTAGGACTTAACACAGTGCAATCTACTAATGGACTGTTACTCATTTTTGTCTCCTCCTTCACTGTCGTTTTCGCATACTTGTCGTAATAGACCTGACCGTAACCGGCTCTCTTCTGCTGTACAGAGGTTCCCTGATTTGCAGGACGCTCATATTGCAACAAAACGGCATTGGATGCTTCCAATACCGTCTTTGCTGATTTCAATATGTTCAATACTCCCTTGTAGCCTTCGCTGAGTTCCTTCCACAGGAAATCCAACTGTACTTCCAAGTCTCCGATTGATTTGCCAGTTCCTTTTACGAAGTTATACAAATTCTGCTTTCTGCTCCAATAAGTCCACTGAGCCAAGCCATATCCGGCCTTATCCCTGACAAAATTGCCATAGGAACCGTTGTCTACCGCTTTCGTGTACTCATCGTCTGTCATACCGAGTTTCTTCTCGTATGTATTCTGCAGATTGTTCGGTCTGAGTCCGGATTCTGCATACAGATTGCCCATCAATCCGGCAATTCCATAAGCATTCAATCCCTTTTTGCTGAGAAAATTCCAAATTTTCTCTTCGTTCGTGCTTCCAATAAGTGACATGCCTACCGCCTCCTTATCCTCTGCCATCCTCTTCGGAATCAACTTCCGTTTTGTGGCTTTCACCTAATATCTTTCCGTCATTGTGCTCAAAGATATTGCCCACCGTCTTCATCACAGTCACACCCAAAATTGCAACAATCGCCTGTTCAGACAAACTCTCGACCGGATATACCATTCCGTACTGAAGAGTTCCTACAAAAGCAATCAGATATGACAACGATACCCATACCAGTGCGGCAATCTGAGTCGTTACATACAGAAACTCTGTGATGCCTTTGATTGTGATTTTCTTCTTTGCTCGGGAGCCTTTGATGATGTTTCTATACTTCCGATACTCTCTTCTATGTAGCAAGTAATTCAACAACGCTCCCATAAGAAAGGCACATACTGCTACTACAATTACTGCTTTTTCCATCTGCACACCTCCTACAGAAAATCATGCTTTTTCATTCGTTCTTTGAACGACTCACGGATCAATTCGATGCTTGTATTCGTGATATCATTCTTGAACTCCGGATGCTCCCTACAGTAAGCCGTATACCTTGCGATATCTTCCATCGTTTGGTCGAAATGGTCCTTACTGTGTTTTATGTCGCACCCTAACTCATCTGCAAAACGCAAAATTCTGACTCGTGACTGCACCACGGATTCTTCGAGGATGTCACCTTTCAATTCCTTTCGGGTTTTCTCCAATTCGGTTTTGACAATACCGACATCCTCTTTAATTCCTGCTACATCACCTTTCAAATCTTTGATGGCTTCCAGAACTTCCTTGTTCTCTTCTGTCTTGTCATCCTCCAATTTGTCCTTCCTTTTCCGTCTGTCCATGATGTAGTCGATTATGCCTTTGACAATAACCACACCGATGGCAGATGCCAGTCCAATAAGTGCCTCATTCATCTTTGCTCCCTTCTGATACCCGAAGACTATTCTTCTTCGGTTGCAGCACTATCCTCAGGCTGCGTATCAATTTTCTTATTAGAGCCGACTACCACATAACTATACTTGCTTGAAATGATGTTGCTTTCCGGTACTTCGAAGTACTTAGCAAGAATGCTCTTGATGTCGCTCTGATTTACTACAATTCCGTTTTGCATAATCCATCTTCCTCCTGTAATTTCTTTGCCTTTTCTCTTTCAAAGACATAGATTTCATTTAATCGTTTCTTTATCTGTTCGTTTGCCACATTCTCCACCATACCTGAGTAGGATGCCACTCGTCTGTCAAAGTCCTCCTGCGTGATTTCTCCTGCAAAGTAGGCACGGCATATCTCATGGAACGATGACTTCATCCTGCGGATTGTCTGCTTTCTGAGTTTCAGCTTATTAGCATCAACGATATGTCCAACAAACTCAATCTTTCCAAGTGGCCGGATAGCCGTTTTCTTATTCAAATCCAAGTGCAGTCTGCTCATCAGAAACTTCTCAATCTCCGTTTTGTAGTACACCGCTTCACTCTTAGAGCGAGCAATGACGATTACATCGTCCATGTACCGCACATACATCTTTATCCTGAGTGTGTGCTTGCAGAACTGGTCCAACTCATTCAAGTAGATATTCGCAAACAACTGGCTTGTCAGGTTGCCAATCGGCATCCCCACTTCTGACAGCCATTCTTCCTCGGCAACTTCCTCTGCCGACATAAATCTTGGTAATCCAAACTTTGCACCGCCCGAATCAACAATCACTCTGAGCAATCCCATCAACTGCGGGTCATCTATTCTCTTCGAAAGAATGTCCAACAAAACTTCATGGTCTACTCTGTAGAAATACTTACTGATGTCGATTTTGAGGTAATACCATTCTCCGGGCTTATTCTCTGCCATCTGCATCCAGTACTGTAAACGCTTTACTGCTTTATGCGAGCCTTTGTCCTTCCGGCAAGCATAACTGTCCTCAATCATCATCCGGTCAAAGAACGGATTCAGCTCAAGGTACACCGCCCATTGAACTACTCTGCTTGCGATAGGCAATGCCATTACAAGCCTTTTCTTCGGTACATACACCCAATGCTTTCGGTACGGTCCAAATACGAATGTGCCATCCCTGACTTCCCTTTGGATTCGAAGCAGATTACTGTCTAGGTCATTGCTAAATTCAAGCATCTCTATACGGTATCTCTTCTGCTTTCTTGCATTCAGGTAGGCTTCATTCAATCTTTCAAATTCAGTCATCGAATAGAACACATCTTTCAGCATCTTACGATCATCTGAATCAATGCGTGTGCCGTTTCCGGCTCCGCAGCAAATCGTCATTTCTTCCATTTACTCAAACGGAAAGGCTAACAGACCCCTTTGACCTCTAAACCTGCATGGTTCCTTGAAACCATACACCTATGTCCGTTAGAAGGCAGAGCAGAGCGGCCACCAATGTTCGTGTTGACATTAGAACGAGGGTTGTTGAGGTTCGAGTTGAACACCCCTGCATTACCGCCATTGTTCCAGTTACCGCCACGATACAGGCACCGCACTGGCCTGTTCCCTATTTTTCTTTATTCTCTAAACTCTTTGAATAACCGCCAATCATTCTGCCGATTTCATCATTGAATCTAGCCCATACTTCTCGCTCATGCATAGTGAGAGGTGGAGCAAACTTATCTCCGCAGTATGCCTTATCTGATGCCAGTACAACGAGTTCTTTCAGAACCGCCAACTCTACATCAAGATTCTGCACCGTAGTCTTCTTGTAGATTTTCTTCTCGATTTCGGTGGCATACTTGAACATATTCAGCATACAATCCCTCATCATGTCTGCCAGTTTTCGGTTCCTTCTCGGAAACTTATTTACGACCGGCATTCCATACTTCATCATCTCGCTGATTTTCTCCTTGAGGACGAATTTGTGTGGCTCGATGCCTACTTCCTCAGCATTCTGCGGAACCTCGTAGCTGCCTCCATAATTCTTCGTAGGTCGGTTATTTCGGCTGTGTTTGTTATCCATTCTCTCTCCTATTCATAGATTTTTTCAAAAGAATAGGACGCACTCTCGTGCGTCCTTCCAGTTATTCAGCAACCAGTTTGCAGTTTACTACTCAATCAAAGCAGAGCGGCCACCAATGCTCGCGCCGACATAAGAACGAGGGTTGCTGAGGCCCGAGCTGAACACCCCTGCATAACCGCCATCGGTCCAGCGACCGCCACGAAACAGGCACCGCTCAGCTTCGCCGTTGTTCACATAGAAATGGTCGCCGCCATAGTTAGCATCGATACCGTCTCCTGTTAAAGCGGTGTCGGCTAACATAGCCAGTGTCTGTAACAATAACTTCGCAGCAGCACCGATTGTGCTGTCGCAAGCTACACTTGCAAAGGAACATCCGTTAGATGTAGTTGCATTTGCTATTGCAGTTGTGTAAGTCCACTTACCACTAACCCAATCGAGCTTAACAGTACCTGCAGTTGTACCATTGCCATCAGGAGTTACTAATTCACCGGTAGCGGCATTGATAGCCTTCCATTCTGCTGAGGATGCGGAAAGGTCGCAAGTAGGGTCTGCCGCATTGTTATCCGGAATAATCTGCAACTCGCCATATACGAGTCTGAGACCGGTGCACCATTCCCATACATTGCCGTTCATATCCCAAATACCTTCAACAGTACCATCGTGGGACCATGTCACAGGGCCTGTGCCAGTAGCAACACGACAAATCTTACCATCGCCATCCTTGTAAGTAGGGATTGCTTTGTATACGGTTTCGGAAGTGTCCTTACCGTAGTTGTTGTTACCCTTAGGCTCACAACCATTCTTGTGACACCATAATGCCACTGCCGCCCATTCAGCCGCAGTTACTTCATGCCACTTATCACCTTTTGCTCTCGCATAAGCAACAAATGTATCAAGACCGGCACTTGCTGCAGGATCTTCTCCGGGAACACTGTATGCTCTGCCATTTCTGTGGCAGGTCTGGAATTTTGCAAACCAAAATCCATCAATCTCCTTGCCATTCACACGGAATGCAGGAAGAACGGATGTATCTGTCGAACTGAGTACATCGCAGATACGGAACTTAGGAATATACACCATAACAGAAGGTGCTTCCTTATCGTCATACTTCAAAGCATTGTTCGGGCAGCTACACTTGAGTGCAAATTCTGCCATATTGTAATTTGACATCTTTCATACCTCCGTAATTAAATGTTCATGCCATCGATACTGAAAAGTCTGAGTTCAACATCGTCAGTATTCAATGCAATCTTTGTGCGGGTGATTTCTTCCACCTCTTTGGTTACTTCTTCGCCGCTTTCAGGGTCAATCTCTGTCTTCTCGACCATCTCAACAGTTTCATCATACTGCGTTTCAGGAATGACAACCTGAGCCACATAGAATCTGCCGTCACCGATAACAAGGAAACCTTCGTTATCAGCCATGATATCCTTAACTACTTCGTAGTCTCTCTGATACTTGTCAAGTCTGATAGTCAGTTCATCATTAAAGGTGAGCTTGTAGCCGTTGAGTTCGTAATCGACCTTAGTACCGGCATTCATTTCAACGATTTTCATTCTAAGAGTCCTCCTTTTTCTTAGTGATTTTTAGATACCATCGGTTCAAGCATACCGCCTGTAACCTTTACTCTAATACGGACATGAGTTGCACTTCCATCGTGTACTAACTTGAATCCGTTCAAAGCACGCTCTTTTACCTTGATGCAGCCTAACAAACCACCGCTATACTCGATGACATCGATGTCAACACTGTAGTTCGTATTTTCTCTCAGGATGCTCAATGCGACAGTCGTTTCCTTGTTGTTGAACGGCCATTCGTAGCTGTTCATCGCAAGGTCAAGAACATGAACTTCACTTCTGTTCTCGTACTCTGCCTGTCTCTGCTGAAACATCATAATCTGACGAGAAAAGGCTTCATCATCAATCCCTGTCTCCATGTTATTGAAGTGGGCTTGGTCCTGCAGAGTACCCTGCTGAATTACCTGACCGGACTGGTCTTCAACATGGTCCTGCCAATAAGTTCTCTTATACATGACTTACACCTCCTCTATCGGTAATACAATCTTGAGCAATACATTCTGAATGCTCGACCTCTGGACAGATACATTCCATTCTGCCGCAAGGGTTCCGTTAATGTCGTAGGCACGAACTTTCGAAATCGTACCGCTTTTGCCTTTGTTCTCTACATAGACCATGGCAATAATGTCACTCCCTTCCACCTTCTTGGAGTTCACCACCGCTTCTGTCCATGCTCCGTTTTCATAGACCATAAACTTGCCAATGGAATTCATCCATTCGATTCTTCTCTTGTTGAGGAAGTCACTACTGTAATTACTCATTTCACTTGCTCCTTTCCTGCGGGATTGCCGCAATATTTGAATACGACACCATGCTCATATAATCTACGGCTTAGTGCCGCACTCATCTTCTCCGGCTTCTCCCACCTGATATGCAGTTGCTTCTGTCTGTGCATCAATACTTACGGTCACTACCGATGTGTAACCGCTCGTTGTCACCTCAGGATAGGTTCCGCAGTTCTCCGTTCCACTCTGTTCCGTAGCGTATGTAATCGGCTCTGCTACTGCATCTGCCTGTACATTTGCTTCCTGAGAATATCCTTGAGTCGCAGTCACCGGTTTCGTTCCGGTAAATACAGGTTCATATACTGTACTTTCCGTACCGATATCCACTTCAACATCTGCATTTTGGCTATTACCTAAGGTCGCTCTTATCGGAACAGTACCGCACAAATGCTGTCCGCACTGTGGTACTTCAGCCGTGTATAGAGTAACCTCACTTGATACTTCTACATAGGCACTCAATCGGAACTGATAGCTGCAGTTTACTCCGGCCGCCTTTACTGGCAGAAGGTTTCTGAGGATGACTTCTCTGCCTTCCTCTACTTCCAATTCCAAGAAAAACGATGCAGGGTACTCAAGGCTTTCCGAATACCGAATCGGATATCTGTTACAGAAATTTTTAATGCCACGAACTATATCATAGTAAGTGGCATCTCCATAATTCAGCATTATCTTGTAGCCTAAGATTGCACGGTAGTCCGTGTCATCCATAGCGAACTCTGCACCCTGTTCGCTTATCATCGAGGCTTCTTTTCTTGTCAGGCACAGAATGTCACCGATTGCATCCAGTTGAGCACCGGTGGCATTACTAAGCGACCTCTGAAAATTCAGTTGCTCATAGAACACCTGAATATCCTGCATTTGCTTTCCGATTACAGCCATCAACGCTTCAATTCGTTCCCTTCCTCGGAACTGCTCCGGCAGGTCACTTATTAGCTTTTTACTGTAATCAACCATTGATAACCACCTCGACCATGCTTTCTGCCGTGATGGCTCTCTGTCTTTCAGTTACATATACATTTTTTGAATCGTAGGAGTCAGGCTTATCGTTGCCGGTTCCCATCGTAATCTCTACATAATCGATTCCGCTTACCTTGGCATAAATCTTAGCCATGAAGATATTCTGAGGAATTACATCATCTCCACATTCCAAGGTTTCAATCGTATCAACAATGATAGTCTTCACGATATCGGCATAGTCAGCAACAATAGTCATTCCCCTTGCAATCGTCAGTTCCACATGGAACCATGTCTTCACATATTCCGGTCTATTGAATCGGATTGTGATTTCATCGTCTGCATCTCCATGTACTACTATCTCGGTACTACCATAGGTGTTGATACCACCGGCTTTTGTCTCAAGAATCTGTTGTGCAATCTCGGTCGCATCGCCACCGTCACACACAACCTCAACACTATGCGGATATCTTCCGAGTGCATCCACAACATCCGTGCAGTTTTCATATACCGTTACCGATGTTACACCCTGCACATTTGTGAGGATTGCACTTCTGATACTGTCTTTCATTCGTGAGGAGTGACTGAAAATCTTATCAATGTAGGACCTGCGGAAATCATCATCGGTTTCTTCAAGTCTACCCTTGATGTAACTTCCTACATTCAGTACGGTATCTAATCCGGTTACGGACTTGATAATCTCCGTCACTGAACCTTCCGGCAAGTAGATGTCACCATATTCAACGGTTTCGAATACGAATACGCATCCCACATTCTCCGTTGTCAGATTCTCCGACAGGATCATTACATTCTGCGATGTAACTTCATTCGCCACGATATTCAAAACCATATTGCTCTCATCTACTGATGCGGTAAAACTCGCATCAACGATTTTCTCTGCCAGTGCTTTCAAACCGGCGAGTGTATCTGAGCCTTTCGCAGGAGTAACAGAATAAGACAATCCATTCAGCACTACTGTAAATGGGTTCCCATCTACTGATGCAGCTTTGATACTCGCCTTGTTAAAGGCATTTCTCATCAACTGTATCTCATTCGTAGGCTTCAACTGTGTTACCGGATTCATATTCGTACAAATCAATGTACTGGCCGGAATTACCGTACCTTCCTTGCCGGTACAAAGAATATGGTAATATGACTTCGCTTCTTCCTCTCTCGAAATACCGGCAAACTGTGCTGCATTGTCGAGATACATACCTTCGGCACTGGTCGGATAGGTATTGTTATACACATCCTGACCGAGTTCCCATAATTCAGCGAGCGAATCTGCCACATCCGTAATCAGAGCATTCAGCAAAGAGGTTGTATTCTGCCTTGTGTTTACTCCCCACTTTTCTGATAACTCCGTGTGCATCTCATCGAGAATTACATCAAGTCTTTTGATATTCACACCTTGTGGTGTCAATCCGTAATCAGGCATTTAATGTCACCTCCTCCGTAATAGTCTCTCCATTTACAACTGCGGTGTACTGAAACACCACCGTTCGTAATCTTCTGTCAAACTCTATGATTTCAACAGAGCATTCTTCCACTCCGTCTACATCCATAACAGCCTCTCTGATGTCGGACATTATGATGTTCATGTTTGGATTCTTCACAAACAAATCTTCGAAAGCAGGAAATCCCAAGGACGGACCAAGTCTCCATTCACCTGCAATCCATCGCAATCGCATCTTTATTGCCTGACTGATATCATTTTCCACAAGCTGAAAATCTCCATCCTCTGTGATTACGATGTCGTTGTCATTATCGACCTTGATATCCAACAAGTCTCTCACTCCCTTCTCTCATAATTGCCGCAACATTATTTCGGACCGCTCGTGTCATCGCCTACTATCGCACTCGTATGAGTATGCTCTTTCAACGATATATCACCGGCAGTCACATCTTCTTTAGCCGTGATACTCTCAGCTTCGATGGTTTTCTCTGCTGTGATTTCCTCGGCTTCAATCTTCCCTTTTACCTTCAGGTTGCCTACCATCTCTATTCCATCCGGCTTTACAATCAGCCTTGTCGTGTCAGCTTCAACGATAACCGCATCCAACTCACACGCTTCTCCGAATGTGGCCGGTAACTGTTGAAACAGTCCGGGTATACAGATGGCATTCGTTATATCAAACCTCAAATCCGAGTCGGTCTCTCTTCCATACAGCCAGTAATCAATGGACTGCTCTGCGACTATAATCAAACATCCATCTCCTGAACTTACCGGATATACCACTGAGCATCCCTGACCGCTTCCCTGAGGGAATACAAGCGGAACCCCACTTATCTTAGGGTAATCAACCAAAGAACCGTTGCTGGCCTTTTTCTTCATTACTGGCAGTACTGTACAGGTTCCTGACCCTGCATCTACTGATACAATCTTGCCCGGAATGGCAGTATGCACATCAGCCAGTTCTTCCTTAACGGTGTCCTTGATATTCTGAACAAATTCCTGCATCATAAGGCATCACCTACACTTTCTGCAAATAGGTCTGATGCGAATATCCCCATGTGCCGTTATAGCAAACATGAATCCATTCGCCCGAACTCTTGCCATCCGATGATACTGTCGTGCCATTCGGCATCTTGGCGAGTATCTTGGTATATCCTGCGGATTCTCGCAACATAAGTCTGCCACCATTTGTCTTGACCTTGTATGTCACAGTTGTGCTTGCTGCACCACCGCCTGAGGATGCTTTTGGCTTAACTTTACTGAGTTCAAGTAACCTTGCCTTGCAGGTCCAGTCACCGCTCTTGTTATCTCCGTTTATCTGAATGGAGTACACATAGAAATATCCGGTCACTTGCTTGCTCACGAGCTTCACATAATCGTTGACATCGATTGCACCATTCAGGAAGAATGTAACATCCCATCCAATTCTTGTTATGGACGAATCATTGCTATCCTTTACCGCCACTTTCTCCGGTGTACCAATCAATCCGGTTTCAGCAGAAAGCAGATAACCTTTCGTATTCACCGCATCTCCGGCTCTCTTAATTTGAAGCACACCATTCTGAATGCTCCAACTGAGTCCACAGCAGTTACAACCTTTCGTCAGTACATTCTTTGCAAGACCGACATAGCTGAAGCCATTCGTAACATTTGCAAAGGTGGCATTGTAGGAATACACCGGAACCACACCTATCTGTGCAGCGATGTCATCGAAGATTGTCTTCCAACTCACAGTGCCTTTGTACGAAATCGAAACATTCGTATCTCGAATAGCAATCAGGTTATCAACTACTTCGATGCTCGTTTTCACATCAGCTCCGTCCTTTGTGCTTGTCGCAAAACTGACGATACCTGCAAAAATTAAAGGCAGGTTGTTTCCGTAACCGGCTCTCAAGCCGACACAACAATCTGCCTTCTCTAATTCTGCCACATGGCTAGGACTGAGATTCCAAATCTCAATCTTACCGGTGTTCTGTGTTTCGAGGTCTGATTTCTCTAAGCGAAAAGTAATATGGAGTGGGTCAGGCTGTGATGGCGATGTCGCTCCAATCTCAAAACCTACCCTACCGGCAGGTCCTGCAATCAATCGATACTGTCTGTCAAAATTCGTATATCCCGCCATTTCTGATTAACTCCTTTCCGCAAAAATGATACGAGCATTTGCGAGTATATTATATATAAATATACGGTTTGGTTTGGTTAGGTTTGGTTAGCAGTGGATTATCCGCAGATTTTCCAACAGAATGTCCAGTGGATTGTCCGATGGATTATCCAATGGACACAAAAAATCGTATTCAAATGCAAATATTCGCACCGAATGTTCCGTTTACAATAAACGAAATCGTTTGTAAACTGTACTTTTCGAAATTTGGTTAGAAAACCCTAAAAGTTTTTCGATGATTTGCATTAAATCCACGATTATCTACCTCATCTTACGGAAATTACATGGACATTTTTATGGACTGTCCTCAGGATTGTCCAGTGGATTGTCTTGCGGACAAGAAACTAACCCTCATCCTCCCCTTCTGCCGGAACGAATACGAACTTTGCTTTGCCATTCAGGAAATCATTTCTTCCAACTCGTTCGAGTTTCGTGATAACACCAAATGCACCTTTCGGTAATTTGCTTCTGCCAAAGAACATATTCAAAACCGCACCGGGAACTATCTTAATTCCTATCGCAACCGGATTGTCCTGATCGTCATACAATCCGAAGCTCCAATAATCTTTCGTGTCATTATAGGTAAATCGTATCTGAAAAAACTGCCCATTCAGTACAAGGCGGGATAGACTATCGTTCATATCAGGTACTTCAATAATCGTATAATCCATATTCCCTCCTCCTACAGAATGCCAGTGGTCTTACCTGCGTTATACAAGATGCTTCCATTTGAACCATTCGAAGCACTGTTTGAGGAAGAACCACTTCCCGAACCACCACCAGAGCCACTGCTTCCACTCGATGTGTTTGCAGTTCCTGCATTCGCACCAGTAGCACCACTCTTGCCATATTCGGCCGGAATAATCGTGGTCTGTGTGGATGTCGTTCTGATTTTTCTAAACGATATCGGGATTTCTCGTGCATATCCGGTCTCAAGGCTCTTACTAATCTTGATAGATTCAATCGCCATATTCGTATAAGTCTTCTCGGATGTGATTACCGTAACAGGCTGTTTGGAGTAATACAAACTCTCAAGCATTGCCGTAACCGAACTTACACGATTTCTCCCTTTGTTGTGTCTGTCATACCATGTAACCGGATTGTCGGTCACATAGAGCACCATACTGAGCGTTTCCGATTTCAGTATGATTGCATCGCTGACATGGAAACCACTTTCCACCGCATACTCGGGTACGGTGGCCTCCATGCTATAGTCGGAGCTGATGAGGGCATCAAACTCTATTCCTGCAACTGAGACAGGTCTTTTTGCTCTTGCCATCTTCTACCTCCTATCGTGCATAAGCCAATCCTCTTGCAAGGGATGCAGTAACATCATCTGCCGATTTGTTCATCGTAGTCGCTGCTTCCTGTTGGATTGCTCTATCGCCATTGAATGTATTTTCAATAGTTACTGTCTGATTTACGCTACTATTGTTCGTGGTTGCACCCATTGCCGCCGCAGAGGTTGCCGGTGATACTGCATCTGCTCCTGCAAATACTGACATCGTATCTGCCAGTCCTGCAACTGCACTCTTAATCGTTCCCTTATTGTTCTCGATACCCTGAGCCAAACCGCCTACAAAGTCAGGCATCCATGATTCATAGGATGTCAGAGGACCTTCATCAGGAACTGAGAAGTGCAGGAACGAACTGATGATACCGGCGATGTTGATTGCCGCACCCCTTACCTGACCGGATGCAGCCATCATTCCGCTTGCGATACCCTGAACCATATCCACTCCCCAAGAATGAGCCTTGGATGGCATCTGTGCCATAATGGAATCTAAGCCATTCATCAGATTGCCCATACTTCCCTGAAGCATAAAGCCACCGGTGAGGATTGCAATATTCATAGCGAGCATTGCCGCTTGCACCTTGTTCACCATATCTGATGTCGATGAAGACACCTGAGCATTGATTGCTACCAGTGCCATTGTCATAATCGCAAGGATGAGTGCCATCTGTGTCTGTGTCACGGTTCCTGCCTGAAGCATTGCACTCGTGAACGCAGAACCGATAGTTGCAGTCAGAACCATTGCCGCCGCAGTTATCATTGTGAATCCGGCCTGAACTAACAGTAATACCGCCGCCAGTGCCGTTGCTGATGCCAAGATCACAACGAACGAACCTGCCGTTGCTACTGAGGATGCTGCAAATGCGAGCATTGCCGTGGACACCAGTGTCATAGGAACCATCAGAGCCATCATTGCTGATGCCATAGGTCCTGATGCTTTCTGCATCATTCCGAATGCAGTCTGCATGATTATTGCCGATACGAGCAATCCTGCAATCTGTGTCCTTAACAAGGTCATTGCTAAGGTTGATGCAGTCAGTGCCAGTGCCATAGCAGTCAATCCTAAAGCGTTTGCCGTTGCTGATGTTGCCATCAATAACAATCCGGCCGCCGCCGCAGTTGCCGCCACACCACCTGCTACTGCTGTTGCTGAGAACGGAACGAGTGCTCCTGAACCAACGAGCAATGCTGCAGTCAGTAAAGCCATACTTGCCGTAGCACCCTTTCCTGCATCAACAATCTGTTTGAGTGCCGATGCCGCCGCAGTGCCTGAGGTTGCCATGATTGCGACTGCCGCTCCTACGGCTACCATTTCTGCCGCAAACGGTGCAAACAATACCATTGCCGCTACCGATGCCGCAGCCAATGCAGTAAATCCTGCCATGGCTACCAGTGCCGCCGCTCCTGCCGCTATCGCACCCGGCGAGAACACCAACATTGCCGCTCCTAAAGCAACAATACCGGCCGCCGCAGCCGCTCCATATTCTGCAAATGCCGGTAATGCAGTTGACATGATTACCAATGCCGCAGAGCCAAGAACTGCCGCTAATGCTACCACCATGAGTGCCGCACCAAATGCCGCCAGTGCAACCGCACCGGTAAGCATTAGAGATGCCAAAGCACCACAGGCCACACCAAAGGCTACGATGATTACCATGAGTGCCGCCAAGGTTACGATTGCCGGAGCACCTGCATTAGCGAGGTTAATCGCCGTATTTGCCAACAGTGCCATTGCCGCCGCACATAACAGAAGACCGGCTCCCATGAGTGCAAGTCCTGCACCACCCGATACCATTGCACTGCCAAATGCACCTACAATGGCGGTCAGGGCAACAATTACTACCAACATTCCTGCCAGTACACCGATTGCCGCACCACCTGAGTTTGCCATCTGTACTGCAGTGTAAGCCATCAATGCAAATGCGGCCGCTACCATAAGAACTCCTGCCCCAAGGGCTGTCATTCCTGCGGCTCCTGCCTGAATCTTTGCACCCATTGCACCTACGATTGCGATGATACCTGCTACTGCCGCTAACATAAGTGTCAGTGCGACTGCCGCTCCGGGTCCTGCTTCGCTCACTCTGATTGCAGATTCTGCCAAGAGGAAGATACCTGCAGCAATAGCAAGGATTCCAGTGCCGAGACCGGAAATAGTCTTACTGATACCGCCTAATGCCGATGATGTTCCACCAAGTCCTGATGCCGCCGCTTTACCACCTGATGCAATCGTCTTCAGTGTAGTGCCGACATTCATAAACTTTTTCATAATCGAGAACGCTGCTACCAATGCGGCGATTGCAACTGCAATCTTACCAATCATATCCTGCAAGCCTTTGTTCTCTGCGAGCTTCGATGTCAGTTTCTCAAGCACATTGATGAATCCGGCCAGACCGGTTCCAACTCCTTCAAAGAAGTCATCTCCGAATACCTCTTCCATCTTGCTCTTGATGAAGTCAATAATCGGAGCAAAGATTGCCTTAATCGAATTCCAAATACCCGAGAAGAACGATTTCAGGTTGTTCCAAATGTTGATAATCTTCTTTCGCATTTCATCTGCATCGATACCGGCTTTTTCGAAGCAGTAACCGATAACAGAGTCATTGCCTTTCATAAAGTTGATGAAGTCATCAATCAACAGGAACAGTAATGCAAGCACCGCAACGAGAAGTACTGTTGACAGTTTTATCGCTGCGATCATCTTCACGATGCTAGTCAAAACACCGAGGAAATTCTTCGCAACAGTGACGATTTTGGACCAGTTCAATACCACAAGGATTGCTGATGCCAGTGCGAAGATAATCTTCAATAGGTTCTCGGAACCACCAACCTTTTCTGCCAGTGACTCGAACCCATTCTTCACCTTGTTGAGCAATCCCATAATCCGGTCGAATCCCTTAACCATAATCTTCGCTACGGTCTGACTAATTTTGAGAGTACTGTCTATATCAGTAATCCAAAATCCCCATTCATTACGGATATGGAGAAGTGCATCTGATACTGTATACTGAACACCGGCGAAACCACTCTCGATAGCATCCAAATTATTGACAAACGCATCTCTCAGGTCTGCTACACTCATAGCACCCGAAGATGCCATTTCTTCCAACTGACTTGATGTTGTACCAAGCTGTCGGTTCAACAACTCAACCGCTTCCGGAGAACGCTCTAATAACTGGCTGATGGTTTCACTGTCAACATATCCCTTTTGGAACGATTTGTTGATGGCTTCCATCAATCCGGCAATTTCTTCGTTCGTTTTACCGGCTGTCTTGAACAGCATGGTCGCTGCGTTATTGAACTTCACTGCTTCATCGACATTACCAAACAGTTCCTGATTACCTTTTACGAGATTAGATACTGTCTGTGCTGTCAAGGCATACGATGTTCTTGTCAAATCGGCCGCCTTCAGGATTTGCTCCTGAATTTCCCTTTGGTCGCCAAGTGCTGCTGTCGAATTCTTAATCTGATTGTTCACTCGTCCGAACTCTTCAACCATTTGGTTTAACTGAGTCAGACTAATTCCAATACCGATGGCACCAAGCAGTTTGGTTGCCGTGCTCTTGATATCGGTTATCGTGCCCTGTACCTCTTGAACGGTAGATTCATCTACTTTGAATCCGACTTTGTTTATAAATTCAGCAACAGTCACGATTTTCACCTCCCTGCTTAGTGTCTGCTTTCGCTCTTCGCTTTCATTTCTTCCATCTCACCTCTCTGTATGTCTTGGTCCATCTGCCACAAGGCATACAGTTTCAAGGCTTCATCCAGTGTGTAGTCGGATTCCAACTCCGATTTGGATGCAATTCTCGCCTTAATCAAGGTGTACATTCTCATTTCTAATTCGCTGAATCTGCTGAGGTCGAGTTCGCCCCATTTGTTAATCTCCTCTTCACCTGATCCGTATACTCTTGCAGGTCGCCAGATGGGAGATTTAGCTTCGAGAAAAAACCCCCGAAATTCACCTTACATACCTCAATACATAACTTAACCATGTCGATAAGTTCGCCACAGAATACTTCGTTTGCGAGGTCGTATGTAAGGATTTCAACCTCATTTTCTGTGGCCGGACCGCTCACACTTACATTCTTGTAATCACTGATGAGCTTCTGCACCAGTCTTTCTAACTGGTCGGGATCAATGTCTGCGAGTGCTCCTGTCATTGCAGGAAGTACTTCACTCAAGTCACTGTCCATGATTTCTTCTGCTGTCATACCATTCTTAGTGAGACCGCCAAGACCGCCTAAGAGAGGTCCGATTGTCTTAGCAAGCAATGCAGTAATATTTGCTGCAGTGAATGCCGGGAACGGTTTGATGTAAAATGTGTTCTCTCCGATTTTCTTCTTCGTTGTTTCCATCTGCTTCATAGTAAGTAGCCCCTTTCTGTTCAAATTTGGATTTCTATGCAGACTTTGCCGACTTCGATATTTGATGCCGACCTCCGATAACAGCTATCGAGCCGACAATAAAGGAGCGGCACTAAACCGCTCCCACATCATCGTTATTCACTCTTCAATTATTCAGTCAATGTGCCTGAACCAGTGTGGAGTTCCCACTCACGGTTACTAGACTCCTTGCCGAAACCACGAGATGCCGGTTTTGCAGGCCATGCCTGTGCCGCCTTAAACACTGTGCTTCCGCTCAAGTCTTTCACGAGAATAGGGAACATACCTGTACCGTTCTCAACATCAGCAGCAAACATTCTCTGAAGCCAAGCATTCGTAGGAGATGTCTGAAGCACACTGAGTTTAACGATATAGGTATCATCAGGGCTGATACTTCTGACAATTTCGCCATCACATCCAACCTTTTTGGTAACACCGTCACCATTAGGGTCGATAGTTACGAAAGAGTCATCCGCAAAGCCGGTTACGATATGGTTTCCCAAGGAAATCGTAACTTTCTTAGGATTGTATGTTGCAATCTTACCCATCTTTCATGTCCTCCTTATTACAATGAATATGCAAGCGTACCCTTCAATTCTGCGAAGTGGATAGCACCTGCTAATCTAGCCTTGAATGTGCAACCGCTCAACTTACGGCTCTGCTTTTCAGAGTCGCTGAGACTTGCTGCCTTAGGCACATTTACGATATAGCCAAGGGTTTCATTGCCCTCGTCATCGTATTCTGTCTTGCAGACACCGCCCTTGTCCTGACCGGACTGAAGGGATGCTTCCATTGCATTCTGAACCAAGGCAATGCCGTCATCAGTGAACGGAACCTTAGGCAGAGACAGGAATACATTCACTGCTCTTACCTGCATATCGTTCTTCAGCCAATCACGGAAACGGATGATGTCACACCATTCTCCGGATAACACCTTGCCAATCATGGTAACTTTCTTATTACCGATGGCAGTGAAGAAGCTGATAGATGCAGTTTCAAGTGCCTTTCTTTCGGTTGTGCCGAGATCAGAAACATTCACACCTGCCAACGCTTTGAAAGCGGCAGTTTCAGAACCGGATTCATGGGCAAGCCATGCTACTGCAAAGGCAACATTCATATACAGATTTTCCACAGGTGTCTCTTCGTCAGGGTCGTTTGTAACTCTTCCGTAAACACCGGCAGTTCTGTTGTACTTGTCACCAAGTGCAGCTTTATTCTCCTTGAAGAAGTCGAGTTCGGTATACACCATCATCTTCTCCTGAGTTTCGATGAAATCAGCGAGCGTTTCAAGCTCATCTGCTGCTACACCGGCAGGAGTAACTACATACCATCCGGCAGTGTCCATTGCTCTCTGTACAGCAGAAACGGCATATTCTGCAGTTCCTTCTGCTACCTGCTGAGGAGCAATGTAGATGTTCGTAGGCTTAGGGTCCTGAGAGAATGCAATTCTCGCTGCAATACCTACAGGATCAGCGTTCTCTCCGGTTACAACCCATCCTGCTTTGATTACCTCTTCGATGTCAGAGTATGCTCCTACTTTTGCAGGTGCAGTTGTCGGTGCAACCTTAGGGAGCGGACCAACAATCAGAATGTTGTCAAAACTTTTACTGTCCACAACTACTGATGCAATGTCGATGCTCACGGTCGCAATCTGGTCATAACTATTGCTCATTTTGGATATCCTCCTTATAACTTTTTAATCTTCAGTCCAGTGGATGTCTTCATCACTGAACGAACCAACATTTTCAATGCCTATCGTGGATGCCGTGTCCTGAGTGAAGTACATCTGAATTCTAAGGCGGGAACGATACTCATAATTCGTATCATTCACAATGCCGGTCAAATCTTCTGCATCTCCATCTATCAGTAACGAAACATCGTGCTGATGGCAGAAATCAACGGTCTTGATGCTATTGATGTAATCTGCGAATGCGAGTATTTCATCCATCGCAGTGTTCTCGTAAGCAACAATCGTACCGTTTTCCGTGATGGGTTCTCCATTCGTGAACAAATCCACCACGATTGACAGCCGTGACAGGTAATGGCCTATCGGTTCACCGTCTTGGATTTCATAGTTTGCAGATTGAGGTCTGCTCACATTACCCGGCGACAATGTCACCAACGGAACCTGAGGCTTTGGTGTACGGCTTTGCTTGGAAAAAATAACTGTGTAATTCCTAAAGAACCCTTTCGCTATCTGACGGAACAGTTCTTTAGCTTCTGATGCTTTCATAAACGGTTCCTCCTACTCCTGAGATTCCTCAGGAAAACCAGTGTCTATTGTTCCTGCCGCATCCTTTGGCACAATAACGAACTGATAATTCAGGTGGGATAACAATGTGTGGTCCCACTCTACGGCTGAAACACATTCATACCACTCTCCGTGGTACAGTAACAAATCGCCTTTAACTCCTGCATTTACATCAGCAACTATCAGCTTTTTCGAACTGTGTCCTTCCAACCGTTTGATTTTTCTTTCACCTTCCGGCAGTGCCTGAAGAGCATCTGTGCCAAGCGGATGCACATTCATACTTACCGTCATGTCTTCGTGCGTAGTTGTCATGTAGCCACGAACTTCCTTCGGTTCCCCGAATCTCCGCACGGTATAGTCCTTGTTGAAGATTTCAATGTTCATGGTCTACTAACTCCTTTGCTTTACTTGGTAATTTACTGACTGCCTCATAAAACCGGTGTCAATCAGTGGCTTGTCGGAACCTTTCTTCGCTATGGTAGAATCGGCATTCGGTGCAAAGTCACCGCTCACAATCTCTTCCTGTACAAGACCTTTGACAAACGCTCCGAGTTCGTCCAATGCTTGTTGTGTTGTTCCCCCTTTGGCGAGTGTTTTGTTCACTTGGTCGCAGGCATTCTGCAACTCTTTCTCGTGATTTTCAAAACTCTTCCGCATGAACGGTCTCGCCGGTGTTGAGGAAGTTCCGAGTTCGTTATAAGCGGCAACTTCGGCCAATGTTGCTCCATTTTCATAACTTCCGGAGTCGGTTTGGAAACCCACTTGGACTTCCATCTTTGCCAACTGTTCCAGTTCCTTGAAGTACTTCTTGCCTTCCGGTGTGAGGTTGGACCAACCTAAACTCATACGCTCTCCCTTTCTCCACTGATGTGGATAGGTACGATTACAGACCGTCTCAGTTGGAGAAACTGCAATCCGTATGTAGTCAGTCCTAATTCGGCATCCTTTGCAAGGTTCGAACTCTGATTTGCTCCAAAGCTGACAGAACTGCCGCCTTCAGAAACACTGTTCACAGCGAATCCGGTGCCAATGATACCGATATCTCCGAGTGGATTCTTGCCCTTTCCTACCATCTTCATCTTGTGACATACGAGATAGGCCAAGCCATGCTCGTACAACTTCCCGAACTGCTTCTTACTAACCATAGGACGGACCATTTCAATCCACTTATTCACTTCATCATCGCTGATGTCTGCAAATTCCTCAGCAGTCAGTCTGATAATCTCGATGGCTTCCATGGCGAACCTCCTTACTCGGCTTTCTTAGTAGCCTTCTTTGCTTCCTTCTGTGCTACTTCTTTGGTCTCTTCCTTAACCTCAGCAGCTTTTTCCTCTACCTTTTCCTCAGTAGCCTTCTCTTCTGCCTTAGTCTCTGCCTTAGCTTCTTCCTTCTGTGCTACTTCTTTAGCATCAGCGATGAGTTCGAGCTTCTTGTGCTTAATGAGTACCTGAATCGCAGGAGTATTCGCCTGTAATTCGGTGATAGGCATGGTGTCCTCAGGCATAAGAACCTTTGTACCAACATGGATGATTTTTGTGCCGATATTCTTTAACTTCATTTCGTTTACCTCCGTATTGTGATTTCATCAAAAAAGGAGCCAACACCATACAGTGCTGACTCCTCATATTCAGTTACACCTTGCCTTCGATTAGCACACACCTACTGCGATGAGAGCAGATAAAGGATAGTACATAATCACACCCGCAGTACGTGCTTCACAAGGAATAACAGTTTCCAAGTTCTGCACCTGAAGAGGGTACTGATAGAAAGGCATAGGATTTTCAAGTGCCATCTTACGAGCATCGTTCTTGAATAAGAACGCTACACCGGAACCGTCAGTTTCAGCAGCGTAAGGGTTGGTGTCCACGCTGTCAGAATCAAGTTCTGCCGCAGATACGATGTTCTTGATGTAAGGAGAATGCTCCAAAAGGAATGCAAGAACAGTTGTTGCAGTATCAGGAATACGGCGAGTGCTGATGTCCATATATACTTCTGCAGGTACGCAGAGAGTATCAGGTCTCTCAACATTCTTTGTAACCTTAGCAACCTGCTTAGCCATGCCGTTTACATCTGCGAGGATTTCATCGGCATCCTTTTCAGTCCACTTAGTCTTACCGGAAGCGTTTGCACCGATAGTGTAAAGCGGAATGTTCTGACCGTCAGAAAGAACACCCATAAGACCGGATGCTTCATCACCTCTCCAAGCGATGATGTTGGTCTTGTTGTCGATTGCATAACGAGCAGCTTCGCCCTTACGAGCGTCAAGGCTCTTGCCAGCCAATCTTGATGCTCTCATCTCCTGAGCAGAGTAGCCGTAGCTATCGCCGAGAGACTTGATGGTAGCATAAGAAGGCTTACCGTTTACATCCGCACGAGGAAGGTCAGTGCTGTAGTTATCGATAACCTTAGCAAGACCAGTCTTATCGTAGGTGTAGTATGTGATTGTTTCTGCACCAGGATCTGCTTCAGATGTCTGAGGGAACAGAGTCAATGCAGTAAGCTCAGGGTACTCAACATCGTAGGACTGTGCCTTTACATGGTCGAGTTCACGAGCGAAGAATACGGATGCTTCCTCTGCGGAATCGAAACGAGTTCCTTCGGATGCGAGGATAGCAGCCGGAATAGCAGAAGCCTTCAGTGTTCTAGCTTCTGCACTGTCATAATGAGTATGCTTTACTTTTGCCATTATCTTAATCCTCCTTTACTCTTATGCCTGTGCCTGATTGAAAAGTTCAACCATGGCAATGTTGGCGGTAGTGTCTTTGCCGGACATGAAGCGACCCTTAACTGCTACAGTGTTGTCACCGGAAGCGTTAGTGAAGAAACCTGCTTCTTCGCCGGAAACGATGAGGTACAATGCTTCGCCGTATGCAGGAGTGATGCCATCAGCTACTCTGCCGTATACACGGCCGTATCTCATAACACCTACAGAAACTCCCTTGCGAACATGAAGTTTGCCCTCGATGTCGTACTCGGTTGTACGATTGTTTACTGTGATACCTGCAAACTGAGCTGCAGTTGCTCCTTCGGCAGGCTTCTTGATTGTAGTACCGGCCTTAGTACCGTCTACAACACCAATACCGAATTTCATTACACCGGCCTCTTCCTCATTGATGAAAGAGTCGATTGCGTAAGGTGCGAGGTCTACGATTCCACCTGCAGCACCCATAGGAGTGGAATAACCATATCTTGTCTGTGCACTCATTTTCATAATCCTCCTTATGCTTTATTCTGGCGACGATCAATCATTCTCTGACGAGCAGACATAGAGGATGTTTCATCCTGTGCTTCTGCCTGTCGAGAGTCCTTATTGAACATCTGCTTTTTCTGATAATCAGTTCCCTTGCGAGTAGACTTGTTGATGTCATCGCAAGCACATTCGAATGCGGCATTGATGAATGCGGCACTCTTTCCATCCAATCTCATGGAAGGACGAACAGCATTGATGATTGCTTTCTTAGCACCCATAATGCTCATGTTCTCAAGACCATCGAGGTTAATCTGCTTGCCAATCATGCCAAGTTTGATTCTTGTACGAATAATCTTGTCAACGGAATCGGCATTCATCTTCTCACCGGTAGGAACATCGTCTTCATCCTGACAAGGAATCGCATCGTCATCCCCATCAAGAACAACTGCTTCACCAGTGCCTTCCTCTTCGTCTTCTTCGCCATCACCGGCAGGAACTGCTTCAGGGTCTTCCTGAGCTTCGCCCTCATCTTCGTTACCTTCAGCAGCAGGTTCCTCTGCGGCTTCATCGAATGCCTTTTCAGCGAGCAATGTGTCGATGATGTCAAACAAGATGTTCATGTCACAATCCTGCTGAGCAATCACTTCTTTTGCTCCTTCGATGTCCTCAGGTTCACCTTCCTCATCTCTGCGGTCACGGTTCTCCTTAACTGCAGCAACCTTTTCTTCTACAGTTGCACCTTCGGCAACCGGTGTTGCTGTGTCTTCACCGTCAGCTACTTTAACTGTTGCAGGATCAGTTTCAGCCTGAGCGGCATTGCCTTCGTCAGAATCAGCTACTGCTGTCTGTGCTGCACGGCGAGCTTTGTACTCCTCAATAGCCTTCTTGAGTTCTTCAGGAGACAAAACTCCGTCATTGCGGTTTACATTTCTTTTTGTCTTGCTCATTGCATTTCCTCCTTCTAAAGTTTTCTCACGGCTATCAATATTTAACCGTGCATGGTCTCCTGCTCTAGCTTCTGACACTAAAGCAAGATGGTTAATGCGGATGTTCCTTTGGATAGCATCGTAAGGCTGACCGTTCCATTCTCCGGCCGTTTCTTCAAGGTCGAGATTGTAACCGAGTGACAACTCTTTCAATCCGCTCTTTTTCATTTCGTCCGTGTCGTGAATTACGATTTCTGCCCTGACATCATCCCCGCTTCTGTACCCTTCCGTAAGAATCGTACCAATCTGCTCTTCATGCACATTGTCCTTTGTCACGAGTCCTGCATCATGCGTGACAATGATAGGTTTGCCCTTATACGAAGCCAAACTTTCGGGTGCAAAAACTTCCTCAGGTAATCTAAGTTCTCTCCTGATGGAGCCATCCTCATTTACATATTCGAAAATACCTGTGCTTGTCAGAATCGGTCTGTCATTCAGGTAGCCTTCATCTGTGAAAATCGCCTTGGTTACAGGTGTACTGTCCAGACGCATCACGCTTGTTAATTTAGGTGCCATATCACACCTCCTAACCGGAAACAGGAGCAGATTCTTCCGCTTCCTTTTCCTTTTCGCCAACAACACTATTCAGTTCACCCTCTGCAAATGCAGATTCGTCCATGGCAGTGTTTTCCTCATCAGGTCCGATTGTCACCCTTGTCATTTCAAGAGCGAGTACCTGAGCATGATGTACTTCATCCAAGAGCAATTCTTCATAAACTGCTTCAAGGGATTCGTCCTGATTGCCTACAAACTCCATGCCGCATGACAGGGATGCAATCTTGTCACATACCACTTTCAACTGAGTACTGATGTCTCTAATCAAATTCAGATTATTCATTGCTTCTCCTTTCCGTATGTTTCCGTTACAAGTGACTGTGGCCGTATCGGTCCTGCCTAAAGGCTTCTTGCCAACCTTTGTATTTGTCACGCTCTACGGTTTCCTTTTCGCAAGTCTTACAGTTGCATTTTCTCCGTTTCCGCAAACAGATACAGGCGGTCTTGCCATTCTCGTAACGAATGAATACGTCAATCTCTTCTTTACCTTCCATAGACACCGCTGCCTCCTTTCATCAACTGAAAGTTGAGTGCATGGCGACATCTCCGGTGTTATCTATCATGCAGATGGGTCTACCTCGTATCGTCATATCCGCACCGCCTTTCCTTAGTCTTGCTGAGGACTTATCCAGTCAACTCCCCATTTATCGATTACATCTTTGAAATCTTCCAAGTCATGTGGTATAACCGTAAACTTCTCATCGACAGGATCATATCCAACGTGCTTCAATTCGTGATACATCAGATGCTCCATTTGGACATCTCCGAGATGGAATGTATTGCCTTCGTAGAATGTGATAACAAAGTCATACGGCATAAACTCCTTGAACTTTTCCTTGACTCTCTCAGTGTCAGCAAATACTACCTTGCCACCACTCTTCTTCTCACCCTTGGCATACTGAAATGCTATACGGCATTTCCCATCCCTGAGCACTGCGAATATGTCATACTCATTGATGACTTTCTTTGCGATTTCCTCAAGGATTTCGCTCTTCTGAAATTCTGCCATGTCAGTTATCTCCCTTCATAGGCACATCGATTGTGTTATAGTCAAATACCGGAATGGCTACGCATCTGCAGCAGTAATCCTCTCCGGGATGACATTTTCTGCCGGTATACACCCTGCCTTTCTTGGTTTCATACCATGCTTCCGGTGGGTTATCCCAACTGAATATCTTGCCATCAAAAGCATTGTGGCAATCTCGTACTCGTGAGTCCTTAGATGAGGACCATTTGTACTTCTTCACACCGGCATCATTCTGTTGCATCTTAGTGACCTGAGCATTCAGTGTCGCAACTTGGTCTCTCGCAAGCAATTCTGCCCTGCGTTTCTCCATGTTGTATTCTTCTTGTATCGCCTGTCTGATTTGCGTAATGGAACTACCTGATTTGTAGCCTTTCAGGATAATCTCCTGCAAATTGCCAAGCGTATTCGTTGGCATGGACTTTATAGCCTTAACATTCTCAGCAATCCATCGCTCAAGCAGTTCCGTGTACATCTCGCCTTTGTAGTAGTCCTGCGTGATGTCGATGCCGAGCGTAGTCTTAATCGCCCTTTTCCATTCTGACAGTGTGCAGTTGTTCGTCAGATTTGCTATCTTCCGAACCTTTGCATCCAAATCGAATGATGCCAACGAGTTTTCAAGGTTGACGGCTATTTCCCTGAGGATTGCACGAATCTTAGCTTCGATATCCTTGTAGCCGTCAGTGTTCGTGCTATCATATCTGTCCTGCTTGTAAATCTCCATCATCTCAGGCAGTCGGTTCTTCAACTCCTTATTCAACAGTCTCATGTAGCTCCGGCCTATTCGTTGGAACTCACGCTCTGCTGATTCAGGGTATCTCGTATGGGTTCTGCTGACCCTTTCTGACTTGCCCTTAAATTTGGGTTTTACAGCCTCTTTTACTAACGATTGATTATTTGTTAGGTTCATACTGTTACCCCACTCTCCCGAGGATTTAGTGCTTTTTGGCGGGTACTTGTGACAGATACTTGGGCATAAAAATAGCAGATACATTTCTGCACCTGCTACTTATCCTTTCGGAGTACATTTTCAATTTTCCATTTCAGGATGTACCATATCTGTTCAAGATAGGACACCCTGCGATAACCATGTTTCTGTCTCATATTTACTCCAATGAATCAATATACATCCGATGATTCGACTGCATAGTATTTCTTGCCTTTTGATGAATTGTCAGTGTCTTTGGAAACATTGTATTCAACGGTTGCTCCGTTTTTACCCCATATAGAAAAATTCGTGGTCGGTTCGGTTGATTCAGTACCATTGCTTTTCCAAAACACTGTATCATACCCTGCTTCTCTAAACTTATTAGACAATCGGGTTGCCATATCTTTTGCCGATGATACTGATGATGGTACTTCCACAATCGATGTATTTCCCCATCCATCAAAGAAATCTCCACCCGCTTCTTTGAGAACTTCGCTTTCTATCTTGGTTCTCGCCTTTGAAGAAGGTCTTGTGGTTTTCGGCTTACTCGGTTTTGCAACTGATTGAGTAGCCGCTTTGCTCTTCTTTCCACCCGACTTCTTGGAACTTGTGCTCTGTATCTTCTTCCCGATACTACCTTTAAGTTCTCCATTTTCATCAATAGGGATATGTGTTCCGTTGACCGTTATCCAACCATCGTCATCAGCTCTGCCCCCCCCCGAAACTGCGTTCGAGGTGTCTTGCTCGTATCATATTCAAATCATCTACCATGCTTTGTTTCATACTTCCTCCTAATTTTTTGCACTGAAAAAGGAGCCGAAATCGACCCCTTTAATCTGCATTCTCTATTCCTCATCATCAAGACCTTCATCATATCTTGCCTTGCCATCCAGTTGGAAGTCAAGTTTACCATTCTCATACATTGACTTATACTCGTTCAAGCTGCATCCGTTGGGACCGTAATCTTTATCAGGATTTGCTTCTTGCACTGAGTCATCTTCCCATCCGCAGACATCACAGATATCATAGGAATCAATTTCTTCAAACATATACTTACCACATATAGGGCATAAATGCTCTGTTTTCATAAACTACCTCCTAATTTCCTTGTCCGTAATCGGGTTCATTGCCAGTGTCTTGGAACATTCTGTCTGCAAAATATGCTCTTGCACGAACTATATCGTAACCACCGTTTTTCTTTATGCCGGGGTTGAAATAGGTGCAAAGCTGCTCTCCGGGATATCCTGTTGCGTATTCACCAGTTTCGTTATTAAATCGGCATATCTTACCATCCGAACATCCATATCCTTTAACTGGATATTTACATTCTTTTGCGAGGAATTCTATACCTTTCTGTGTATACTCCTCAGGACTCTCACATCCCATCTGCTCTCCGTGGTCTTTGAAGTGCTTCTTCGCTTTCTTCTTGTTTGCAAAACCTTTACAAGGTTTATTAGCACCTGTAGGCAACGGATTCTTTCTTGCGTTTTGGTTTCCGTCAGGAGCACCAACTCGGTCTTGGTCTGCATGAGAATTATCCTTTGACTTTACTATATCAGTTTCCGTACTGATGTCAAGAGATTTTTCTTCGGAATATTCATTTCCGTTTATAAATGCACCCATGAGAACATCAAGGCTGTCTCTAAACGGTTGGAACAGAGACGCTTCCATCTCCATAATCTCTTCCAGTGTCTTAAACTCCGGTCTTACCATCTCAAGGTCTACCGATTTAGGCACACCATCATAGTCAGTACATAAGAATACGATTGACTGCAACTTGGTGTCAGGTTCCTTTGGACACATTCCAATCTGAATCAGTTCCTTAGGGCTGATACCAAATTCCTCTTCTGTCTCACGGTATGCAGCGACTTCCGGTGTTTCGCCTTTTTCAATATGACCGCCGGGTCCACAGAGCAATCCGTAGCCGAAGTCATTGTGTCGGGTTCCTACCAGTATCTTGCCATCCTTAACAACGAGAACTCCTACTCCGTACTGTGTACTGTAGTCAATCTCATCGGTATTCTCTGCCTGTTGTAACTCCTCTTCACTCATATCCTGAGGAAGTTTCGTTGCAGTAGGTGCCGCATCCGGAGCATTGCCACCATTTTCAGTGCCAAGTTCCTCTGTGCTGACTTCTTGGTCTAATATATGTGGATTGTCCGCAGGATTGTCTGTCGGATTATCCATCAGAATATCTGCAAACAAATCTGTCTCATCAACTTCATCAAGCATATTCTCCACATCAAACTCTTCGGAGTCTGCCAGTTTCTTTCTGACTTCGGAAGGGTCAATCGCTTCCATGCCAACATAAATCTGAGCGGTTGTTGCTTTCGTCTGCTGAATAGTCGCTCTCTTCTGCTCCAAATCAGCCTGTTCCAAATCACTCAAGGACCAAAGCGGATTGAACTTAACCTTGATGTTCGGAACTTCATCAATCTCACCGGTATATACACCCGCCTGAAAGATAATCGATAACAGATAGCGGAGATTCTTGCGAATCATTCTTTTCTGTATTCTCTCAAGGTAGTTGTACCAGTTTTCAAGGTCAGATGTTCCGGTTGCATTCATACCGGCAGGACTTCTGCCGAACAGGATCGTCTGCGGAATACTTGTCAGTGCAGACAGATAGTTGCAGGTGGTATCAATAACATCAGGTACACCACCAAACTGGAATGTCCTGAAGTCGTAATCCTCACCTTCACTGTCAATCGTGATACTGTTGAGCATACCTCTCGCCATATCAATGGTCTGAAGTCTTCTAAGTACTCTGTCCTCGCCTTCCTCAGTAGCAAGTTCTGCTGAGAGGTCCTTCATCTTGTACACCGCCTGAATGGAACGGTCGAGCAGTTTTACTGCACTTCCGTGTGCCACTTCTGCATCACGGATTGCCTTGTTGATTCTTACATACTCCGGAATGCCCCATATCTGATAGATGCTGTTCGTGGTATTCTCAGGGAGAGTACCATTCGGGAATACAAGGCATCTGCTGTCATGCACCCTAAAACTTCCGTACTTACTGAACACATCATAGTATTCCGGCATACCCAAACGGCTACCCCTTGTACGGAATGGGTCATCTGCCTGATAGTTAAACATACTCGAATAATCAGGCTGAATTAAAGAGCGGTCGTAAACTCGAATATCATCAATGGAGCGAATGTTCTTCCAGTCCAAAGGCTCTTCAAGTCCACGGCCGTCGTTTACGAGTAATACTGCGATTGAGCCACCAAACAACCTTGCCCATTTGATGCAGGTCATGGCGGTTTCTTCCCAATCCAATTCATCCAATGCTTCCACATAGAAGTTCTCGATTTCGGCATCCTTTAATCCGTCAAGGTGGAAACCATGTTTGATGGCTTCTTCTGCCGGTGTGTCGATAATCTTGGCGAACAATCCATTACCTTCGTAATACTGTGTCAGCATATCGTCCGGAATGATAGGCTCCTGTTGGAACCGATACCCTTCCGATACATCTTTCTGTGTGCCGTATTTGTTCATCAGGTTGACATACCCATCAGCACGATACGGTCTCACTGCATGGCCTGTTTGCATTTCAATCAGGTGTGCGTATCTTCGCAACATATCCTTTTGTGAATTCTTATCCTTGCCCATGCGTCCATCACCCCTTTCGTTACTAAATCAAATTTCCTACATTGAACGATGTCTTTGCTTCGATTTCTGCAAAACCGTTGGCAAGTGCATCGACCATATCCTTGAACTTTCCTTCAGGGAAGTTTTCTAACTGCATGAGGAATGGCTCATTCCAATCTCCATACATTAGGTCGAAGTTACCTGCTTGCCACTGTGCAGCAACCGGCTCCGCTCTACTTTCCTTACTACCGCTTTCAGGTACGGCTGTGACATCGAACCCTGCAAGCATTTTGATATAACTTTGAGCCTGTTCCTTACCGGCCTGTCCGGGGTCCTTAGGGAGTCTGACTCGAACTCTCTTATATTTGGCTCTGTCTGATTGAGCCGTAAGTAATATGGTCTTTCGTACATCAACTGCCGCCATCTGCCTGTTGACTACATCTGCTACAAGGTAGCGACCATCTTTTCTCTTGCCTATGAGAACACCGGCTGTATAAGCCGCTTCTCCGTTTTCATCTTCTGATGTGGCTGCCAAGTCCCAACATCGTACCCACTGGATGACATCATTCGGAAGCACCTCAAGGATATTGCCAAGCTGAGTTCTTTTGAAGAACAGTCCGGCCGCCGATTTAATCTTCCAGTTACCATACAGTAGTCGCTCTCTGTCGATTACTGACAGTGCTTTCAGGTTTGCCAAGTAGCCGGGATTGACCTTTAACAATTCCTTGTTATCGGACAGCTTTGACATGATGAATGTTACTGAGCGAGGTTCGTTCCTCTCTTCTTCTGTAGTGAGGTTGAACTGCTTCCAAAGCTCCTGCCTTGTGTTCGCCCAATAGATTTTCTCATCCCTGCGAATGAACCATCGTATCTTGCCACTTCGTTCCGGTATCGGATAGCCAGTCTCCTGATCTATCCACCACTCAATGAATTTTGCCACCCAACTGTCTGCATCAGGGTTGCAAGTTGCCCTGACGAATGGAGTAACACCGCAAGTGGAACGGTTTCGGGATAGCATATAGAAGAATATCTTCTCCGAGAAGTGCGTCAACTCATCGAAGCCGATTTCACAAATCTGTGAACCTTGCCATTTATGCACTTCTATATCCTTTTCGATATGGGCGAATGTTACCTTCGATACAATCTGCCCTTCCTTGTTGCGGAACCACCACTGTCCTCTTGCAAACTTAGGCTCGGCACCTTCGATGTCACTGTAGATATGCGTTGATTCATCCCACAGACCACCTTGTGCGAATATCTGATTGAAATTCTTTCGGAATATGGTACAACCAAATCCGGGTACATTCTTATACCTGAGTGCAGACATCAGCAAACCGAACGATTTACCACCACCTGCAGCACCACCGTATATGCAGATTGAAGCAGGAGTTGACATGAACTTCTCCTGTGGTCCGGGCTGTGGTTTCAGCATAGGCATCGACCTCACCTCCTCCGCATTCGTTGCTGTCTATCACTCTTCCACTTCGTCCTCAGGTGGCATTTCACAATCCTCTAACTTTTCAATCTCCGGCAGATAGATAACAACATCGTTATGCCCATCCTCATCGGACAGATTAACCGCATATCGTGCATCCTCTACATTGCCACCAAGAGCAGATACCTTGGCTTCCATTTCCAACTGTCTTCGAGCATCTGCCGCAATACTCTCTCGTTCTTTTCGGTTTTCTTCCGGTTCATAACCGCCTATCCTCATCAACTCCATATAAGCATCGAGATTACCACTCATTGCCATAGTGAATAACCTTGCGTGCAATGCAGCCATGTTAGTTCGTTCCGTTTCAGGGAATCCGAGTTCTTTCAGATTCGCTTCAATGGTTCCCTTGGCGGCCATATCAAGTAGGTATCGGATTGACTCTCTGGCTTCCTTTTTGGCTCTGCGAACCTCACCTGATTTGATACCACCATTTCGTCCTCTGCGTCTTGCTTCCTCCTTGGTTTTTACCGGGTCAAGGTTCTCTACTTTGCCCTTCTTTTTTTCAGCCATTTCATCACCTTCTTTTATACAAAAACAGGACAGTGTGGAGTGTTCCACATTGCCCTGAATTTTGCCCTGATTCATTTCATTGATAATTTGTGCCAACCCCCTATGAGAAATTGAATTGCGGGGATTTTGCGAGGTTTGCCGAGGATGTTTCGGCACCCTTTACTTAGATAGGCAGTGTCATCTGCTCGAATGACTCCTCATCGTCAGATGCTTCTGCCCCACCATCTTCTTCACTTACCGGAAACTTCATCTCTACCGTGAACTTACCATCATCGTATGGAATGTGACGGTTGCGAGGATTCCACTTCTTGAGACATTCGTTAATATCTCGGTTCCATGTACAATCATCAAACAGATTCACTTCGAGTGGAGTAAGCAATCTTTGGTCTGATTCGATAGCGTGTACTGCATCCCTTCTGAGTTTGTACTTCCCATACACCGTATGCCAGTTGTATGCCCATTCAGGGAACAATCCCTCCACTTTCTCACAGTCATCCAGTGATTTCTTGATACGGATTGATTGATAATCCATTACCCCATCAAATCTCATCCCATCGTATGCGAGCAATCTGTCCTTGGTAGGTTTCTCTGTCCAAAACAGTACCATGGCTTTTGCAACGAAGATTGTCTCCTCTGCCGGTTTCGTCATGTTCTTATTCGATGTCTCCAATGCCTGAACTTCTGCAATCAGATGAGGTCTGTGT